AGAACGGAAACTAGGTCGTAGGGAGAACCGCCCAATCATGAGGGCGGTTTTTCTATGCCAAAAGAAAAGCCGCTTGCCCGATGAATCGAGTGCGGCTGATCTGCTTCGACCTAGTTTTCGTAGGTTTCCCTCTCCATAAGCGGGCGTTCGACCCAGAGGGTGCATGTATTACTACACCGGCGCGGCGAGAAGTTATCGCGGATTTCCGCAATCCTAGAGCAGAGCTTTGAGGGTCGAAAGCGCGGCCGATCCAAGAGTGAATGGACTTTGCGAAAAGTAGATGATCCCCTGCGCGCCGGAAGCGAAGGCGGCTTGCAAGAAGGCAGACTGGTTGTCGGTATTTACCGCTCCGATGGAGGTGAGCCAGAGGGGTTTACCAAACGCTTGCATCGTTGGAATAGATTGTGAAAATACTTGCGAGTATGTTTGCCCCCCGAAATCAAAACCATCAAGACCAACAATGTCCACCACGCTATTGCCAGGATAGTAAGCCGTAAGAGCACTACAAGGCATGCCACCACCGCATTGATTAGGGTCATACGCAAACTTTACATTGCTTACGCCGGAAAACAAGGCGTGGATGTGAACCCAGGCGGCTTTGAAAGCGGACGGGTTGCCGTAGTACGGACTCCAATTACCGTTCATCTCGTCGAGCGGCGCGAAGATGACGGGATAGGGATACGCTTTCATTTCGTTCGCCCACGTCGTGAGGAATGAATCCGCCGCGCCGTTCTCGATCTGCGTTGCGGTGTAGCTCGATTCCCAATATGCGAAGACCGGGCCGGTTACTTTCTGCGAAGCAAGGTCCTCGGTGAAGTCATCGCCGTCGCCGAAGAAGAATCCCGTATACGTTCCGTACTGGGTTTCTTTCTGGTTGTTGTACATCCCGAACTGGATGCCGGCGGGAGCTGGTGTTACGACGGGAGGCGGTGGAGGCGGCGGAACTGGCTGATGATGATGGCCGCGCGCGAACGCGGGTGAAGCTGCGAGAAACAGGACTGCGCTGATGATGAGAGTGAGTTTTTTCATATTGGTAAGTTAGTGTTTCCCCGAATGTCGGCTGACCAGGCCATCGGTGGTCGGCTTGGTTTACTGCCAGCAATTTTTGCTCGCGATCCATGGTTGCAAACCCGACTGCTTGTAGAGAATCAGAGCGTAGGTAACGTTATCTGCCTCGGAGCCGCATACATTCAATCCAAGCGAGTGGAGCTCGGCAGCATGTGCCCACGTATTGATCTGGAACAGCCCGCAGTCACGCTGGACGATGATCGTCCCGGTCGGAGTATGCTCCTCGCCCCAGAGGATACTGCCGTCGGCGTTAAATTGGCGCGGAACGGCATTGGGGCTTCCGTTGGACTCACAGGCGGCAATCCTATAAAGCGTGGTGGTCGGCAGGTTCAGAAGGCCTAGGCTTTCTTTACCTGCTTCGCTGGCTATAGAGATAGCGGTGGGGGGTGCGGTATTGGCACTTTTGGACGGCTGCGCCGCTCCTAGGGCGTTTAAATGGAAAGTAGCCGCTTCTGCTTTTGGCGCGGTTCCTTGGATTACATACACGGCTGGCTGGGCTAGGACTGAAAGAAGGCTGAAAAGACCGATGAGAGCATGAAGTGATTTGATGGGTTGTGCTCGGTGGGAGCCGCCCGTGGTTACCATACGGTAACCCGTAATTTCGGGCATCGGCTGCATTTAAGAGCCGAGATTAGATTTACGCGACTGGGTTGAGCAGGAAGGGGCTTCCTGGAGGTTCCTGCGTTGCTAGAAAGGGAATTTTCTCGATGATCTTCGTCGTTGCGAAGGTATTAAATTGTGGAACTTGGAAGCCCCAATAACGATACCGTTTTGGCGGAAATCCGCAATCCGGTGCTGTGGATAGTCATGGCACGTCATTCGTATAGAAAAGTAGCGTCCCGTGTCCTTCGAAGCGGGCTTGGTTATACGTATAGTCCATCTGTCCATTCGGGCCAAATGGGCCATGTGGCCGCCCTTCTCCCACGATCCAAATTGCCTGCCAGAAACCCGTCTGGTCGCCCGAAGGTTGGGTACGCCAGGTATGCCAAGCTCGGGGGGTGTGGACGATGCCGCCGAAGCAAGATTCTGTCATTGGCACGATGAAGTGATTTTTCTTAAGGTTCGAGAAGTCAAAATTCTGGTCGAATGCTTTGGGGCAGATCGTGGGGTTGACCAGGTTCTCGATACGTCGCCGCGCCGCGGCGGTCTTCTCATCCTGCCGGGAAGCGAGCATCCCGAAAGCCCAGATCGCCAAAATGATGCCGACTCCGATAAGGATACTGCCCGCCCGTTTCACGGAAACAAAGATAGCAAAAAATAGAGCCATCCTGTTTCAAAGATGGCTCAATGCCGGATTCTCTCGCACTAGTGGCGGGAATCCTATGGCTACGGGAAGAAATTGGATCACCTCTTTTCTCTCCTAAGTAGGAGCGTTGAATGTGTAAGCGAGTGCGGCGCAAACGGCCGCGAGGATGAACGAATAGCTCAGCCAGAATTTCATGCAGTCGCCGCCTTCACCGAGTTGTGCAGTTGCCGATAAAGCTCAAAGAGCCATTAGCGATAGCAGGGTTCGTGGAATGAATCCACGATGTCATCGTACGGCTCAATGCGCCGAAGGCATTTGGGGCAAGTCATTGCGCCTCCCTCGGGTTGTTCGCTAGGAACAAATGGTATTGCCGGAGATCGTCTTCCGTGAGTCGCACATGCGCGAAAGTTTGTACGGGATCACTTTCCCGTCTTCCGCAACTGGTGCATTTCCCAAGAGAGTCGAAGGGTACGGTTACGCCACAATGGATGCAGCGCTGTGCGTTCTTGTTTGGCACAAGGTTTCTCCTTTTTCTGGAATTTGCTGAACTTCATGCGCGGGCTTCCAAGAATCCGGCGAGCTTGGCCGTGGCCTTGAATTGCGGGATCGGGTCGAGAGTTTTGAACGCAGATGTAAAGGCGTTCGACAAACTCCAAAGGGAGCGCGATTGGAATTCTTCAACCTGCGGGTTGAAGTACAGATCGTGGACCGGCCGGGCCAGGTGCTTCGGAACTTCGAGGTCCGATTCGATGAACGCCTGGTAGATCAGGAGCTTGGCCGAAACGTCGGTCAGCTGCGAGTCGCGCCAACGGTCGACGGCTTTTACCATCGGATCGAAGTTGCGCTGCATCTGATCGACGCCAACTGACAATGCATTTTGAAGCGAGAAGTGTTTCGAATGCTTGGCGAGTACGGGTTCGAAGTCGCCCTTGAACGCCATGTTCTGGCAGACGAAGACACGGTAGCCGACGGTCATCGCGAGGCGCATGGATTTGTCATGCGAGTTGCGGATACCGATTGCGAACCGGCAGCCGTTGAATGTTGTTTCGAGCTCCATGAGCCCGAACATCTTCATGCCGTCTTTGGATACGGCATACTCCTCGGCGTGGATGCCGATGTGGCGGAAGCCGAGAGTTTCGACAAGGGCGTTCACCACTTCGTGATGAGGCACGGGTTTGTGCGTTGCGGTGCCGAGCGGCGTGGGTACAAGCGCGAGCTGTTGGCGATCGAGCTTCCCCTCGTACGAGATGAGCGTAGAAGTTTCCATAGTTCTCCCTATTCAGTTGTGAAGTTGCGGATTCGAGCAGTGTGCTCGGGACCACCTAGCGGGTCGAAAGCGCTAGATGGACCCGAAAACGCTTAGGACTGCGTAACGGGGAAAACTACTGTCGCGCCGGACTGATGTGTCTCTGTGAACGAGACGACTGGATCTGCCGCGGGTGCCGGTGCTGCTGCGATGAGCGCCTGCAAGTCGGTGATGATCTGCGCGACTGCCGCCGGAACTCCTTCGAGTTGGGTCGTATCAATCGCTTGCGCTTCGGCTAAAACGCTTTGTAATGTGGGCATGGAATGATGATGTTTATGTTTGCGACCTTTTCAATGGGAGTGGGGCTTCAATGTTATGCACCACACGCGAGTGCAATGCCGGTGACGAGAGCGTCAAGTCCGAGGATCACATCGGCGTAAGCGAAATGAACGAAGGTGGAGATGCCGAAAACGAGAAAGAAGATGACCAAGCCTACTTTGCTGATCATGTTTTGTTTTATTGACCGCTTACCGGCTGTGAAACGGCTGCGGACGATACAGCCGCGTTTTGGACACCTGCGACGTGGAAGTATGTCGTTAGGAATCCGAAGATGACATCAAGGACTGCTGAAACGGATGGTGCAACCGACGGTTCAAGGAGTTGCCAGATGTTATAGGCAAATCCGACAACAAGAGTCCAGAACGTGCGGCTCTTGAAAATGTTGTAGTTCATAAGATTTCTTCTACTGCTTCAATCGCCTGTTCGACCTCGTCCAATAAGGTTTCCTTCTGGGCGACAGGTTCGGATGACTGCGATACTGCTTGGACGGTCGCCGCGGCTGACTGTACGATCTGCTGTAGCTGCGCGACCGGCATATCGAGGGCGGTGCCGCTTTCGAGGAAAAACTGGGGAGTCACGTATTGTTTGTGGATCGCCTTGAACGCGAACGCCGAATTTGGATCTGCGGAATCGACGATGTAAATGTTCTCCGCATCATAGCCGTACGCGACGATGAAATGAGTGTAAGGCGTCGTGTTAAACGTCGGCGTTGATGTCCCCCAGAACCCGCTATCGCAATGGATGAGTAGGATGACGGCCTTGTTTTGGTAGATCGCCTGTTGCAATGCCGGGAAAGTAAGGGCATCGAATCCATACGAAATTATTTTGTGGTTCGCGGCATCGGCATCCTCGGCCGGAGTAACGGCGCTCGGGTTGCAATAAGTTTCGGCAGGAAGCAGCACGTCATTCTCCAAAGGTTCGAATGTGGCGGCTCCCATTTTTTGGAGCCATTTGAAAATGGCGGTCATCGAGGTTCCCGCGCTAATCGGGAAGCCGTCGTAGACGGGAGAGGAAGGAGTCTTAATTTTTATCACTCCGTAGCGGGGCGAATAGCGCTGGTTGAGCTCGGGATTCTGATAGTGGTCGAGAATTGCTTGGAAGTGCGCGCCCGCGTGCTCACCACAGAAAAACGTCTGCCCCTGATAGTTGCGTGTGAACCACCCCATGTCAGGGATGAACGTGGCGGGTATTTGAACAGGTGCTTGAACCGCGCCAAGGAGAATGTCACGGTTATCTTTTGGCCTTGGTTGCGCGCGGAGAAAGCTGAAGTCCATTTGCTGTTAATTGTGAGCGATGGGCTGGATTTGTCCAGTGCATAAGCCAATCCCCTCCCCCGCTGGGATGTCCCGATTTTATTGGCTTTTTGGCGATAGGGGAGTGGTAGGAGAGGGGAGGGGAGTGCTGGAAGGTGCGGAAAAACGCGCTTATTGTGAGTTTTAGTGGAAGTGCATGAGGAGGTACCAGCCGATGAGAAGCTGGATCACCCAGAGAGCACCCAACCCATAGCGCAGAAGGGTCTCATTGCTGCGGAGCCGCGCTTCGTGGTCTTTTTGGATGGAATTGACATCGTCCTTATATATTTTCATCTCGGAGTGCGTCACGTAGAGCGCCTTGATTTCTTTCACGTCCGATTTGATCTCCTGCACGGATGCGCCGATGTTCTTGATCTCGGTATCGTTTTTCGCTTGGGCGACTTTAATGTCGCTCAGCTCTTTCATGATGCCGGAGGTAGCCGTAACAGCCGCCGCCGCTGCCGCCACGCTTGCCGCCGCCGCTATTTGGTTAACGTTCTCTTGTTGGGCTTCCATTAGGGGCGTTTAGTCGTCGGGCTGCCTGGCTGGGTGGGGAGTTTTGTTTCGTCGTCGTCGTTCATGGATCAGTTGAAGATGAACACCGACAGATAATTTAGCGTTGCCGTCGTGGTGTGCGTCGCGCCGGTGCTCGATTGCGCCTCGACGACGATGGAGAATGGCGACGATAGGTTCGCCGCCGCGGTGCCTGGCGTATTCGTAACTTGGGAAGCCGCTTGAGCGCAGGTGAAGAGCGCCATATAGGTTTGCGCTGATGCGGGCGTTGGAACGCTTACGAGCACATCGAAATACATGCCAGGATTGGTGTTCAACGTGCCGGTAGATTGCGAGAAGATGAGCGTGCCGTTCATGGTAACGCCTAATGTAAAATTGGCCGACGCTGAGCCATTGCTGAACGAAACTTGACCTCTCAGCCAGATTGTCTGGTTTGCCGAGATTGCGGGAATACTCGAATAGGTCGAGATGGTGTTATACGTGCTGTTGTTGGTGATCGTTGCGGCCGGGGCCGAAAGGTCGAGAACGGTGTGGGTCGTATTTCCGAGTACCCATTGCGGATTCGCGCTTGCGCCCTGGGTCTGGAGGACATAGCCGGAGGTCCCGGCGGGAAGCCGCGCCCAAGCGGCGCCGTTGTAATAGAGAACATCGCCCTGCGCTTCGCTGCCCGGATCAAGGACAAAGAGGCCGTAGGGATTAACAAGCCCCGGCCGGACATCGTTGTAAATATACCCCTGCCCGGACTGCTGGTTCTCGTTGTCGTAGAGCCCAGTCTCGCCAACGACGTTGTAAAGCTCGCAGATAGGAATCTTGTTCGCCGGATACGCTGGTGCCGTAGGTGAGGCATTTTCAGTTCCTGTCGTCCATGCAAGCGTTCCCGTGGCATCAATCGTCAGAACGTCAATGCGGGGATGGGATGAGGGGGCCGTCACGGTTGGAGTGGAGCCGCCGGTGAAAAGGTAACGGGTGCCTTCAAGGAAGTACGTGCCATCCTGAACATAGAGCTGCATGAGATGGGTAGTCCATGACCCTGATGTCACGGTACTCGTGATGTTGAAGCTCGTCAGGATGTCCGTGTTCCCGTTCACGTTCTTGTTGAGCGAAAACGGAACGATATTCGTCGATGATCCGGGCCACGCCCAGCCGACATACTGCAAGAGCGTTTGGTTGGCGGAAGATGCGGCAACTTGCGTTGAAGTGGTGAGGTCAGGGCGCCGGAGCCAGGTAAGCAAATTCGTTACGCTCGCCGCCGCGCTCGCGCCGATGAGGATGTTGTTCGCCGTCGAGCCGATGGAACTCACGAATGTGGCAACGATGCTCGTTCCGTTCACTACAAAGGTTACGGTCTGTCCGTTCGTCGCATTGGTTCCGAGCGCAAGCGTGCCGAGCTGCTGGTGGGTCAGCAGGAATCCGGCTCCGCGCGCATCGTCGCGGCGGTCGTTATTCTGTGATGCGAGGATTGATTGCCCCGCGCCGATTGGTCTGCTTTTCATGGATCAAGAATTTGCAAATTGAATATCAACTTCGAGGGTTACGTCCGTGCCGGCCGACTTTGAAAATGAGGTGCCGAACAGGGCGTGGTTGAACATATTTCCGGTACCGATCGTGGAATTCCCGCCGATGAATGAACCGCACTCGTAATAGGTTGTGTTCGCGAGCGCGCCATCGGGGAAGAAGAATTGCACCGAGGCGGTGGTAAAGCCGTTATCGAACGCGTAGCTCACCGCCGCGCGGTTCGTGGGGGTGGTAAGCGCCGTATCGGTGTTCGTGGGGGTGGTATTCCCGGTGCCGATCTCGCCCCACGCGATGCCGAGGGGGAAATTCAGGGAACCGACGTAAGCGCTGATGAGATACTGCACCAAAATGTCGATGCCGTAATTCGATGAATCGACAATGAGGTTCTTCTGCTCAACTTCGATCTTGCCCTCCTTAAGGATTTCCTGTGCCTGCTCGATCTTGCCCATCTCCATGAGCGTTTGCATCAAGTGGGTGGTTCCGGCGGGATGAGAACGGAGACGGACGGTGCCTGATACTTTTAATGTTTCATTTTGTTGCATGGGCGGGGGTTACTGGAAGTATAGTTACGAATACGCAGCGAAGCCATAGCGCGGCTGTGGAGAAGTCGCGCCGTACTTATAGGGTTTGCTTCCGGAGGTGAGGATAACGGTTTCCGTGAGGGTAAGGCCTTCGCTCGCAACCTGGAGATCCTCGGTAACGGTCGAATCATCCACCGTCGTCTGGTTCGCCTCCTGCTGGAGGACGCTTTGCATGAGGTCGGTGAACGTAATCACATCCGAGCCGATGCACTCGATTTGGTACTCGAGCTTCCCGTTCGGGCCGGGGGCGTACCCTACCGCCTCGATGCGCTTGATGATGAGGCTTTCATCAATGCCGAATGCGGGAAGGTTGACCGTGATCGCCTGGCCGATGGCAAGTCCGGGGACGAGGGTGTTGAATTTTACGTCGTACACGGGATGCCCGAACTGCAATATCTGGGCTGTCGCGCGCGCTTGGGCTTCGGGGACGCTAAGAATCTTGGTGTCCGTAATCACGCCCTGATATTCTCCGTATGTCGCAATGCTCGCAGCGTCCGAGGCGTGGGCGATGATGGGCACTTTCGCGGTTCCGTAAACCTTAACGGTCTGCCCGCTTGAAGGGGCACCGGCGGTGAACTGAATCCAGCGCTGCGCGGAGTTATACATGACCTGGAAGCTCGCGGGGTCATCTTGGTTGGCGATGCCGACGGTCTGTGGAGTGCCGTTGAGCGTCACAGTTATCGGTACGGCTTCGTAGGACACAGCCGTGGGCGAATAGTAGGGATACGAAACGCTGAAGAACTGCCGTATCCCGTCGGTCATGAAGGTGTCGGCGGTCGTTATGGCGGTGAAGGTCTTAGGATACGTCCCGCCGATGACGAAGACGCTGTTCTGCATGTTCGTCAGGTTCTGGTCTACGTCGAGCGAATTCCATTCGATGTTGCCGGACGTGCCGTCAACGGTGATGGGCGCGACGCCGCCCTCTCCCACGCCGTCGTCAACGTCACCCAAGAAAAAGTGGATGTCTTGGTTCGGGTCGATGTACCAGTCCCAACCGATCAAATTGGCGAGCGACTGGAGCGCTTTCGAGGGCTGCTGGTAGTTGAATTTGACCGTAGGGATGAGGAAGTTCCCATACTGGACGTGGTTGGTGGTGAACCCTTTTCCCGCCGCGAAGTTGGCGACGATATCGAGCACAATGTCATGTGGGTCGATCTGGGAGTAATTCTTCTTGACAAGGGTTCCATTGAATAAATAGCCCCAGTCGGTGCAAGTGATCTGCCACGTAAGCATCAGCCCTTCGATGGTCGCCTCGGTCTCGGTTACCGTTCCAGCCCAAATCAGGCCGGTGGAATCGTAGAGGTTGACGGTGTCGCCGACGACGGGAACTGTCTTCGCGGGATACGTCTGGCCGGAACCGATGCGGACGTTAAATTTCAGCGTGCCCACGTCCTTCGTCAGTTGGCTCACGGCGTCGATTGATTTCCAGTCAACCGATGAACTGATATCAGAACCACCGCATGTTATATAAACGGGATTCATGTCATAGCGCGTAGCCGGTTACCTTAAGCCCCCGGAGTACCTGTTTCGCAAGCTGCTGCGCGATCATGTTCGCGCCCTGCGAATCAAGATAGTTCCCGCCATTGATGTTCACAACGATCTGCTGGCTGCCCGACGCGCCTCCGCCGAATCTCGAAGATGAAAGCGGCACGATGGCTTCAGGCCCGCTTTCGCCGATGAGCGCGACCGTCGGCACGGACACGATGCCGCCCTGGGCAAGATGCGGGATCTGTGGGATATCAAAACCGATATTCACTGCAGGAGTGCCGATGCTCGTGCCGGGAATCTTGATCGCGGGAATGCTGATGTGCAATCCGTCGATAGCCGTAATGAGCCCGTTAATCAAGTCAATGACGTTATTAATGTCGGTCTTCAGCCCACTGATGATGGTCTGCCAGATGTTGGAAAAGAAATTGGCGATGTCCGTCCAGATAGCTTCGGTGTCGGCCTTCAGGTTGTTCCAGTTGAGGACGATGAGGGCAACGAGCGCGACAACCGAGACTGCCAATAAGCCGATGGGCGAAGCAAGAGCCCCGATCACGACGCCGATGACTGCAATGACGGGCGTCACGGTAATGATCGCCACGCCGATGAGGCCGATGAGCAAGAGAAGCGCAGCGAGCGCAGCCGAACCGATGACGATGGCGTCGGTCAGTTTAGGATGCTCGGTTGCCCATGCGCTAACGTCCGCGATGATGGGTCCGAGGTCTTTTGCGAGCGCGTCAAATAAAGGTAGGAGGTCGTTCCCGATCACGATCCCGAGGGATGTGAGCTGGTTTTCCATCTGGGTGAGCGCCCCGCCCTGCGCGTTCGCGGCTGCGGTCGCCAATCCCCCGATGGAACCCGAAAGGGTTTGTAAAATGATCTGATCCGCGCCCGCTGTGTTCCCCACTTTCGCCATGTTCTCGATGATGGTGACGGTCGCCGCCGGGAAATCAATATTCCCTTGCCGGATGAGCTGGTTCAATCCCGCAACAGGGTCGGTCAAGGCGTTCGTGAGCATCCTCGTCGCGTTCGGGAGGTCGGTTCCCATCTTGGTCGCCAAGTCCGCCGCCATGACGGTCGTTTCTTGGTACGAACCCTGCAACTGCTTGTGACTCAAAATGAGCGCTGCGGATGAGAGGACGTCCTGTTGTGTGAAAAGGGTTGTGGACTGAACCTGCTCGGCGTAGGCCTGGATCGCGGAAAGGGGGATTGCCGAGCCGGTATCTTTTAATATCTGTATGATCTGCGCGGAGGTTTCGTCCCAGTTGCTTGCCGCTCCGATGGCATCTCCGATGCCGCTCTTGATGGCGAGGAACGCAATGCCCGCGATGGCAGCCATGCCCGCATAAGCGCCGGCGGAACTCGTAGTGGCTTCTTCGCTCGATGAAGCAATCTCGGCGTTCGCCTCCGCTATGACGGCGGCAGCTTCTTGCGCGCTCACGCCTTCTTCCACCATGACTTGGGTCATCTCGTCTGATGTGGAGTTCACGATATCGGCAGCGACAGCAAAAGACTGCTGTTGCGTCAGCAGTGCGTTTTCTATCTCGCCCGTCGTCTCGTTAACCTGCAAGCCAAATTCTTCGAAGCTCGCGCTCGCCGCTTCGGTCGTCGCTGCGGCTTCCTCGGACATTGCGCTCAAGGATTGGCCGATCTCGTCGAGCGTTGCGGAAGCTCCATCGACGGCTGAGATCAAGATTTGGAGAACCGTGTCCATCGCGGGTTAGGTTTTGAGATATTTTGCTGCCGCGTCGTAAACCTTCTTGTGCTGCTTCGCACGATACATAGCTCCGCCGATGATGAACGCAAAGAGGGTAAGAGGGATTCCGCCGAATATGAGCAGGATGATGAATGTTTCCATGAAATTGAAATAGTTGGTTTCGACCTTGCTCAAGAACTATGCCTGACGATGGTTAATGCGTCAAGACTTGGTGCGGCGCTTCATTTCATCGCTTTCTTCTTGGAGCATCAGCAAAATGCTGCGGATCATGCGGTACGGAGCTTCGAGGTATTGTTCATATCCCCAACCCAGCTCACGGCAAACGAGTATGCAAATCTGCTCCTGGCTCAGCTCGGCCCTGCCTTTGACGAAGAATTCGTGCCAGGCTAATTCTTCGTCTTCTGAAAATTTACGAGCTTCGTAACTTCCTGCACGATGAAGAGGTAGTCTTCCATCGGCAGATCCTGCGCAAGCTCGGATACTTTCTCGCTGTTGCCGTCGATGGAAATGACCGCAACGTCGATGAGGTTCAAGCCCTTCTCGACGTTATCCGCGGCGGTGGGTGTCGTGGGGACTGCTTTCATGATCGGGAGGAACTCGCGGGCAGTGATGTACTCCTTCAGGACGACCTTGTGGCCGCCGGGAGTTTCTAACTGTTTCGTTTGTCTGTCTGACATTTGGTGAGGATTTGGTTTGAAGGGGCAGCCGACATGCCGCCCCGTGACTAAACTGCGGTAGCCGTCGAATTTGTGGTGACGATATTTGCCATCTCTGAATTCGCCGTGCTATAGGAGCACGAAAACTTTATCGTCTGGTAGACAAGATCTTTGATCTTGATGGGACGCGAGAATTCCGTGAAGTAAACCTGGTCAAGCGTTATGGCGATTGCCGGATTAGCTGCGCTTCCAATGGTCACATCCGTATTCACGATGCTCACGAGCAATGCCTGCGCGGCATTCGGGGTGGCGAGTGCCTGCGTCTTGAAGTCGGATTCGTTCTGCCAAATGGCTTCGAGCGTGCCGGACATCTTGAATTCTTTATTCAAGAAGTCGATGGGAGCCGTGGCGCCGAGGACATCATCATCTTCAAGGCTCGCATCGGCAATGAGCTTGAAAGATTTGAGCTGAACGACTGCTGGCCCAAAGGTTATCGCGGCCATTGCTCCCGTGGTCGCCGCGGAGAGAGTGAACGAGCTCGCGGAAACGATAGCTGCCACGGTTGCGCCGGCAGGAACATACTTGCCGGTTACCGTCATTCCCACTTTGATCAGGTTCGTGTTGATGCTCAATGCCGTCACGGCGGTCGTGCTCGATGCGGTGCCTGATGCGGCAAGCGAACCGAACGTGAGGTCTGAAGCGTTACCGGTGCTTGCACTGGAGAGATCAAACGCAGTTGCGGAAACTATCGTTGCCACCGTCACCCCGCTCGGGATATTTGTGCCCACCACGGTCATGCCAACTTTGATTTTGTCCGTAGGGATGCTCAATGCCGTCACATGGACCGTGCTGGCCGCCGTGCCGGTCGCGGCGAAGACACTCACCAGTCCCGCCGTCGTCGGTGCGCTGGCGAACGTCATGTACTGCGGGAGGAAGCGGTTCTCGGTAGCGATGGAAGGGCTGAACGTGCTCTGCGAAACGCCTTTCAATGCTTTGACGGACAGCGAGAGCTCGACGAACTTCTTGAGCTCCACATCCAAATCCATCTTGTGGATGACGCCTAACGCGTGGGAGTAGTCAACGCCTGAAAGCGGATCATGCAGGAAGAACGTGAGCGACTGGTGCTGTGCCGACTCGCCTACGGTCGTCGTGTGGTCGTAGATGGTCGTTTCGCCCGAATGCGTCGCGTCGGCATCAACCCCGAACATCGCAAGGAGCATCGTGGGAAGCGATTCCGAAGTCGCGGGGACTTTGATCGTCCCTTCGACCCAGTTCTTTATGCGGAATTCCGCAACATGGTCTTCAATGATGCCGTACGCCTCATCCTGCTTCACGTTCTCGAATTTCTCGTCAAGCACGGCGTCCGCGAATGGGAGCCAATGGCTCGCCGATGTCTTGGCTGTGCCGCGCGTGGTTTCTTTGGCGATACCCAGACTAAAGAGTCTTCCTATTCCTTTCATTGGTTATTCGTTATTGGTTTCTGATTCACCGACCTTTTCTGCCGCTACCGGCTTCCGTCTTGCGAGGTAGATCGCGTCCGCGTCTTGCTTCGTGGCTGCGCGGACGGATATGGACTGATAGCCGTTCGACTGGGGATAGAAATACTCGTTCTCAAGCACCGACACGGCTTTGATGCTTGTCGGCTGGACTTCTTTGTTGGCGGAGCCTTCCACCATCTTGTTTTGTGCTTCTGGTATATCCACGTTGTTGGTAATTAGGTTTATTGATGAACGGAACTGGGTACAAGTGCTTTTGCCTTAAGACTAACCGCGAACACGACATATGTCACGCTCGCGCTACTCACAGGCCCCGGAGGGTCAAGAATGGCCGGTTGGACGCCGCCCACGGCCATCCCCTGTAAGGTGAGGTCGTTGTCGAACACCTGGAGCACGGCATCCATCAGGCCTTCAAGGTAGGTCGGGTCGGTTTTGGGAAGATTCTCCGGTGTCGTTACCACTCCCACGTACCAAGTGTATTCGCGGAGGTTCGTGGCGGTGTCGGCGGGTTCTGAAGCGCTCACGGTTGGAGGAATGATGATGGCCGAAGGGAACGCGCCCCACGTCCGGTCGAGCGGATTCAGCTTCGTGAAGTCGTCAACGGAGTAGGAACCCAAGGTACCGGCCGTAACGAGCGACTGAAGGTCGTTCACGATCGCGTTCTTCATGTTCTGAGCAAAGGTAGGACTAGGCATTAGATTGTGAAACGATTTCTGCGTTTATCTTTTCGAGCGCTTGAACGAAAAGCGTCTCAATGTCGGGCTGAGATGCGGCTACTATCCGCTCCATGAAAGGATTTGCTTTAGTACCCGGATGATGGACGAGCGTGCCGAAGAACTGGCCGGTCTCGACGTTCGCAAGCGCGCGTGCCTTCACGGGCCTGATAAGGTGCGGAGCCGTGCCGAACTCAACGAACGGAGCGTAGTTGGCTTTCGGAAACCAGCGGGCGAACATATTGCCGATTTCGAATCCCCAATTTTGGACAAGATACCCCGTGCGGATCGGAACCGTCGCGCCGGTGGTGAACTTCGCTAAGATGGCCTGCGCCGCGACGATTGCGTTCTGAATGATGGGCTGGGAGATGGCGGGATACTCTGCGAGAGCATCTTGTAGCGCGGGAAGATTTGGAATTGAAACGGAGAATGTTGCCATTAGAAAGTTGTGAATCGCGTGTAGCGGTTGATAGTGTCCTTATCCATCTGGTCAAGGTCGTTTCTCCAGGAGGTCGTTGCACCAGACATGGATTCGCTTGCTTTGCCGTCGAGCGGAAGGCGTTTGAAAATTCGCACCGCCACGTTCTCGCAGGTGTTCGAAAGGTCGCTCGGTAACTGATGGGTGGAACCGTCGCCTGCGTTCTCCCATTTCACCGGGAAGCCAGCAACATACGTCGCCCGCAGCATGTTCGAATAGATCCGCGGCATCGGCCCGTACACCCGTACGATGCCTGAATAGCCCTGTTGCTCCAATTCAAATTGGTCGGTAATGAAGGCAGTCCAGCTCGGGTTGCTCGGTGTCCCCGCCCGCCATTGGAAGGAAATAAGGCCGCTGATTTCAAACACGGCTCCAGTCTGAGTAACGCTCGCGGGCTGGCTCATCGTCACGCTGGAGCCAGATACTGAGAGGACTGTCGTTCCCTGCGGAAAGAGGCCCTGAATGGCGTAGAGAGGCATACCGGCGACGATGCCGCCAGAAGGGGTAACGTTCGCGACGACAGGGGAATTGGTCGTGAGATCGCCAGTAACGATGAGATAGGTAACTGGCGCGTTGCGGAGTAAAAGGGTTTCCTGCCGGGAGCCGCGCACGCTGTACACTTCGTTCGTGTATTTCTTCTGGACGAAATGCCCGTCGTTCGGGTATCGCTCTATTCCGCTTTTGCCGCACGCCCGCTCAATGAGGTCGGTCGATGCGTTAATCACGCGCGTAAGAACGGCGTCGTTTTGAATGTTGTTAAGATTCAGCCGATCTTTGACGCGCTGTAAGGAAGTTAAAGCGTAGGGGGATAGTTGCTCCATGAAGTGAGGGAAGTACCCTCGCGACAGGCCTTCTCAATGGAGAAGACCTGGTTGCGAAGGTTCAAATACTAGGTATTTGAAACCGCGGTGTTCACCGACAGCTCCTGAGCATTGCCGAGAAGAAGATTGGCGACGAGTGCAACCACTCCGCCTGCCCCCGTCTGGGTCGGCGTGACAACCGCACGAAGGAACCGCTTCCGGTTAAGGTTGAGGCCTTCGATGCGGGCCAAACCTTCCTGGCTAAACAAGATTGCCTCCGAGCCCGGGCTTCCCGTTGCCGCGTTGCTCATAGTGATCACGAGTCCGTTGATCGCCGTGATGACGGTATTCGCCGGAATGTCCACTCCACTAACTGCCTGGCCGACATAGAGTCCGGTCACGCTGTTCATGGTCATGACGTACTTTCCGCTCACGGGTGTCCCCGTAATCGTGAAAGGTGAAGTCAAAGTGAACCCGATGGCAGTGCTCGTGTTATCGAGCGCGTTGCTCCACGACGTTACTCCGTCGGCGCTCTCCTGGAGAACGACCGCGAGCGAGAATGCCGTGGTGGACGCGTTCGGAACCGCGATGCAGGCGTAGAGGGCTCCGTTGTCGGACCCCTTGGTATCGACTGGGTTTCCATCCACTGCTACTCCGGTATTGGCCGTAATAGAGTCCTGCGGCTGAATCGATGCGAATCCGACAACTCCGAGGTGATCGTATACGTTAAAACGCATTTCAGTGTTTGTTGGCCCCTGCCTTCCCTCGACTTTAATCGGAAGGGACGAACTTCGCGGATTTCCGCAATAGTTCGACGGGCGGTTTATGAATCCGTTACCGGCCTGCAATCAGGAATAACTACAAGCCGGAACTGGAGTAGCTTACGAAGCTGCCGTATACACTACGGTGAAAGCCTTGGGAAGCACGACCACGAACCCGTGGCGATGCTTGTAGACGATGCCGGACTGGTCGGTCAGGGCAATTTCCTTGCCGCCGAACGAACCAGACTGGAAGTTGCCGACGCGGATGTCGCCCTTGTCGCCGAACGCGCACGCCTTCATATTTCCGAAGATCATGAATGCGGTGTTCGTCTGCGTTACAACGGTCGTCGCCGGAAGCCATCGGTTCGTGAAGACCGGGAAACCGGCCATCTCGCCTGCTGGCTTGATCGGACCGCCGAGCGCATCATGCGCCAATTCATCGCGGGCGCCGCTCAAGAACAAGAACGGCAAGCCGGAGGTCGACGCGAGCGCGGTGCGGATTCCTGCCCAGACGGTGCGGTGCATGTACCAACCCGCGCCATCCAAGATTGATTCCTCAAGCGTCGCAACGACGTTGCCAGCATCCGTTACCGGATTGAACTTCGTATATGTCGTCATCGTTGACGGCATCGTGTAGGTGTTGACGTTCGCGGCGTTCAAGATGCCAACGAAAGGTCCAGGAGCGGTCGTTACCGTGCCGCCGATGAATCCCTGCTGGTCAATCATGTTCGCGAGCGCCTCGCCTGCCATCGCCAAGAGCCAATCGCCCAACTGAACCGAAGCATCGGCCAAAAGGTCGTTGCCAACGGTAAAGGCGAGCTGCCACTTGCGAGCGATGAGGACGGCCTGGCCGAACGTAAGTCCGGTTACCACGCCGGGGAGATCAACGCCGATGTAAGAACCGGTGAGGAAGGTGCCGGTGAAATTGGGGATGCCCAATTCATCGGTCTTCATCTGCCACTTCTGACACTGCTTCATGATCGTTCCGACCGAAGCGGCGATACGAAGGATCGCTGCCGCAACTTCCGGTTGGACCAAGTAGCCGCCGCGGTTGTCCTGTTCCTCGATCAACGCTTCGTTCGCTTTTACGCGAACTGCCTTCGATTCATGGCCCTTGAACGCGGAGATCACCTGTGCGGCGAAATCCTTTTTAGCCTCTGCGGAGAGGCCGGTGCGGTCATAGCCAAAGAGGTACTTATCGAGCGTCATCTGCTCGACAACCTTGCGGGCGTTTTTGATGGATACTTCCTCCATCGTCGGGATGAGCTTTTGCTCCATGAAGTCGTTGAAACCCTTGCTGACGGTTTCCTCAACCGACTTCAATATTTCTTTTGTGTCCACTGATTTATTTGTTGTGGGAGATCAGAACTATTTCCGGGGATACAGCTTTTCGAGCTTCTCATTGAGCTGCCGTAAGCCGGTCTCGGAGACAGTTTTGATCTGTCTCACGAGCCGTTGGCCAAGCAGATAGGCCTCAAGCTCTTCCGAGCTGGACTTCTTGCCGCCATTCGCTCCTGAGATTCTCGACCTTGAGTTCGGGGTCGCGGACTTTTCGTCCTGCGTTTCCTTCCCCTCGTCGCCCTCTGGCTGAGCTGAAAGCTCCTTAAGGGCCGCGATTGCTTTGTTGGTGAACTCCTCATGGTCGGCGGTATGCTTTGCGTGGAACTCTTCGACGGACTTTACGATGGCGTCAATCTTCTCCTGGGTCTTGGCAGAAATGACCCGGCCGGCCTTCACGATGGTTTTCTCGCCCTTACCGTCGTCCTCGCCTTCACCCATCTCCGCCTTGCACATTTCCATGTGCGCGGCTTTGTGGCGCTCCAACTCCGTGCCGATGGCCTTCGTGTATTCCTCAATGGCTTTTTCCTTGTCCTTGTCTTCGCCGTCATCCTTGAAGGCAGACTTGAACTCATCTATGGCCTTATCGCATGCCTTGACGTGGTTCAAATGCTCCGCCTTCATTTCGGATTTGAACTCGTCGATGCCCTTCTGGTCTTGCAGCTCGTAGCCCTCGTCAATCGCCTTCATGCACTTCTCAAGATGGGATTCCTGCTCGGTATCCATCTCGCCCTTGTATTCCTCGATGGCCTTTTCCGCGCCGCCCATGCACTTCTCGGAAAACTCGTCGATTGCTTTGCCCACCGCCTCGCCGTGCCTCGTATGTTCCGCTGTGATGTTTTTGATAAGTTCTTTATTCATGCCTTCGGATTTGCTTTTGTCGCCGCCCGCTGGAACGCACACCATCTCGCCGGGATTGTCGCTGTCCTCCGCGAGCACTCCTGGCGTTCCGTCGTCCAGCTCGCAGTGGTCGCCGATTTGTGGGCTTTTGGATACGGTATCCAGCAGTTCGGGACTTTTTTTTAGAATTTGAAAAAGCTCCACTGCCTTCTCATAGTCCGGCGCTTCTTTGCCGAACTCTTTGTAATGCTTTGCAAGATGGTTGTAAACGGCTTTCCTGTCCCCTTCTGGGATCTCAACGCCTCCGCGCGAACCCATCAGCGCACCCATGGCTGCCGCCACGCCTTTCCAAACTGCCTTCATGTCTTCGGCGCGGTGATGCGGGAGCTTGTAAGCTGACTTTTTATCTGCGGTCTCTGAATCGAACCAACCGCAGATTGATTTCAACTTGTCCAAATCATCGCCACACGCTTTCACCTGAGCTGGGCCGTCCCACGTCGCATCAATGTCATCCACGATGCCGTGGCTCTTGTACGGGACGGGGCCTTTGGTGGCGAAGGACAAACCTTTCATCACCAGGCTCGCCATGTCGAGATTCAACTTCTTGGATTCGCGGAGCGAGAGAGCATAGGGATTGGCCGGAACGGGGACGAAGCTGAACTCCAGGAGTTCCAAATCGCCGTCCTCGTGCTGCATGTACCCGACTGATGTCGTATTGATATAGCCCGCTTCGTAGAGGCCCGCGATCTGGCTCGCGAAGGGGTTTAATTCAGCCGGAGCGAACTTGCCTTCTGCGACCAGCTTGCCGCCTTCTACCTTGATCCCCGTGCAAATGGCGATTGGGGGATTGTAATAATCATGCGCCCAGAGAACGACGGGATTCTGCTTGTAGTTTTCTAATTTCCACTTGGACTGGTCGAGCGCATCGCCCTGCCGGTCTTCGTCCGACGTGCTGATGACGACTTTGAATGTGCCGCCATCCGATGCTTTGATTTTCGCTACGTCTTTTTGATTCTTAACGAGGGCTGCTTGGAAGTCCTTGAGGAGATCGGCTGAAAATTGTTTTAGTGCCTCATTCACTCCGTTAGTAAGGAAGTTCGTCGAAGGTGATGCTGACGCGGGTGGTACTCGTTTCAGCAACCGCCGCGCCCGTGATATTTCCGACTGCTACCGTGGCCGTGCCGGTTGCTCCATCCGTTGAGGTGAGCAAGCATCCTGCGATGTAAGCCGTGGTCGTGGCCGTGCTGCCGCTACAAATTGCTCCAATGCTCAAGCCCTGGGTTTCCGAAACCGTTACCGTGGTCGTAGCCGTCGAAGTCGTAGTCCCGAACGCGCCAAGGGTCAAACCGGCTGACGGAAGTGTTCCCGAAGCCGTTACGTAGGACGTAAAGCCGTGATACTGGTCAGTGCCGCCGATACCGAGTCCGTTCGGAGCGGCGAGCTCCAAACTGCCTACCGGCTGGGCATACCCATTTCCCGTGGCACCGCCCGACGCGCTGCCGGTCATGAGATTCGTGGGTGCGTTGCCGCCCGCGAAATCGCCGCCGAGAAGCGGCTTCGCAACCGCACCGCCGACCGCACCGCCAACCAACGAGCACACAACTATCAGCCCGATAAGAAGTTTGTTATTCATGGCTTAACCTTACCAGTCCCTTGTTTTCTGACAAGACATATAAAGTTGTGCATAACTTATTCGGGCAGGCGAGGCGCGACGATGATCTTCGTGCCGTTCCAGGTGAGGACTTCGTTCGGCGACCAGGTGGCGACGATCTGAGCGAGGAAGGTGCCGGTGTTTGGGAAATTGCCCTCTGCGATGCGGTAATGGCAGGTACCGTCCGAACCGTCGTCCACTGCCATCACGCCACTAAATAAGACCGTTCCCGTGTCATCCTGGGCATCCTGGACGTTGATCGTGAGCGAGGCGGAGCTGATGTCCACGGGGTTCCCGCTGCCGTCCAAAAGGGTGAACGGAAGTCCGTAGCCAAAATCATCCTGCGTAACGACGTAGGGCTGAACGATGTTGAATCCGAGGCTTAGTGTACGCATGGCAAGTTCAACGAGCGGGGCGATGACGCCCGCAATGCGACTCGATGCGTAGGTGTTGGTTGCGTAGCCGGAATATCCATACATTGGGGATGGATTAACTATAAGGAACGTGCGGGTTTTCGCAAGGGAGCGGTCTAGACCGCGAACTTCGGGTTCTTGAAGAGGATCTCGTTGATGTCCGAAAAGAATGATGCGAGGTTGTACTCCGTGACCGGGGCGTCCCCAGGATGACCGCACTGGCATCGGAGGTCGTAGCAGCTTCTCAACCGAGTATTCTGGTTGTTGTCGATCAGCCCCATCCCTTCCAATATCCAGAGGATGTTGCCATCGAACACCTCGCGGAGTTCGCTCATCGTGGCGACATTGTTCGCCGAACTGAATTTCTTGAACCTTCCGGATGTCGCCGCCGCCATGGTTTTAGAGGTGGCGTTGAACTTCGCGAAGCCGATCGTCTCGATCACGCGGTGGATGCGATCGATCGCCGCGCACCATCCCAGGACTGCCGACGCGCGATAGTATTGGTGCGACGCACAGGCTATTGCTTCTTTCATATACGCGTCTTCGGCTGGACCTAAATCGGTAAACAGTTTTTCTAATAGGGAAACTTCTTTGGCGATCTTTGGCTCCATTTGGATCGGCAGAATGATGTCATCATGAAAGCTCTTGGATGGAGCGGTAAGAACTTCAAGATAGCTTGTCCTTCTGTTGGTGGCGCTACTGAGCTTCAACAAACGTGCAAAAGCGTTGGAGTACACTTCAATGGTCTGTGCAGAAAGCACGGGATGCTTGGCAAGCTCTGACGCTATTTCTGGGAACCAAGACGTCGCTAGTGCCTCAGCACGATCACGAAGCTGTTTCTTTCCTACCATCACAGCCGTTTCCTTGCTGATATCGGCCTTCAGGGATTTGAGGCTCTGATTGAACGTGCGAAGCTTTTCGATCATTTCACTTCAGCTCTGCAATGAGATCGGCGAGCCGCTTTTTACCAACCTCAGAAAGACGTATGGTGGGCAACGCCTTTTCATATTTTTCGAAGCCCTCAAAAAGCGAGGAATTATTTTTGAAGTTCGCGGAGAAATTGGTCTGGTCGTAGGCTTTACGAAGTTGGCACTCTTCGCGAACATCTTCCCCCGAGAAGCTGAATTCGCCATCGTGTATCGCCGAGCGAAGCGCTGATAGCAAGCCGATCCGGATCTGGGTCTCAGAAGCCTTCGTGGTCTTGAGATCGTCGTAAAGAGAACCGATCGTATCGCCATCTTTGAAGAAAATCTGATTGAGATCATCGACGGTGCGGCCATACTTATCAAGGAACTTTCTAACTTTGAGATGAAGGTCTGCCATTACGAGGTCCCGCTGCGATTTCTCGTCGCCGCCCCCACTGTTGCCGGTCTGGTCGTCGTCCTCAGATTCCTTTTCCGCAGGTGGTGGTGTTTGAACCGTTTCAGACGCCTTTGGCTTTTTGGGCGAAGCTGGAGCACTCCGTAAATAGTGTTCCAGCAACATCCCAAAACACTTTTCTTGAAGAGCGTCGGGGCATTGTTTCGTAATCGCAATGATTTCGAGGAGATCCTCTTTAAAGTTGTCGGGCAACATTGACCAATAGGATACCGCGAATCGAATGAAAGTGTACGCAACTCGAATCGGCTGAGACCTACTGGCAGAAGCTCGGCTTGGTCGTTATTGTTTGCTTATCTCTTCCCAAACCCCTCCACTGTTTGCACCGCCGCACAATGCACCACTATCCACTATTTCAATAGTGCTTGAACCAGCCGCAGGCGTGAGGTTTATCGGTCCGGTGCTTGTCGCAGATGCGTCCGTGAGCCGGAAGCAATCCGTCGAGGTGGCCGTAACCGCGAGCGTGCCATTGATACTTTTGACGATGATGTCGCGATTCGGCGTGGAAGTGGCAACGGGCAGGAAGAGCGTAGTCGCTGCGCTCCCGATATAGACACCTGCCTGTTGCGTGTTCACCTGCAAGATGGTTGTGGTCGCGCTAAATGAGATCACCTTGCGTCCGAATGAACCGCCGACATCCACGGTTGAACTCGGCAATGATGTCCCACCGAAATAAGTGAAGATAGAATCGGTGTTATCACCTACATTGCTGACGTGGGCTACGGTAGAGTACACGCCGCCGCCGTACCAGAATGAGACAACATTGGTCTTTGAAATCGTCGTTGCGTATAGGTAGCCATTCCATTCCTGATAGACGCAACCGATGGAAGTTGAACTTGTTTGGGCAAGACCAGCGGTATTCGGTCCGTACGCCGTAAACGCCGTATTGTTGTTATTATTTTGTGTTCCGCAGATCGTGATGTCCGCCGTTCCTGACCCAGCGGCATTGGTAAAGAGCAAGGGTACTGACGAGGCGTTCGTGCCTATTTGCACGATCGTTCCATTAATGTTGGCAGTGCCGCCAAGGTTATAGACCGCAGAGAAACTGGTCGATGTGGTCGTGCCATCGTTGAATATCTTTTCGCCGAAAACATTCAATGTGCTCGCCGTGCTGCTGTCTTGGAGGAAGGGAGCATAGCTCACCCCTACGCCGGAATTCTCCGCCTTGTTCATGGAAAAGTTGGCCGTGTTCCCGTCCATCTCATGCACTTGGCAAGCGTCAAAAACGTTCTCGGAAAATTCGCCGCTGTCGAGTGCTCCCTGATTTATCAATACACAGTCAAAAGGACTGGTCTGGTATTGATTCACCACCCAGTTGTTCTCCACACGGATCGACTCGCCAGAGTTATTAGCGTGGTTGAAAACGAGGCTGTTGCCGTTGCCGACAAAAGCATTCTCATTGATGTACGCATCATACGTTCCCGAACCGACAACCAATCCCTTCGAGAATCCGATGAAGGTGTTGTACTGAACGATACTGTGCGCTCCACCCGCCTGTGAACTGCTTGCCATGAGAAGACCTATGGTTCCCGTCGTGGAGGTTGCCGCATTACTCCCGATATTGTTGAACGTAATACCTTCAAAACCGCCGCCCGTGACGTGAGGGGTGGGAGAGAACGCCATCTGCGCCATCACCGTTCCGGTCGCTCCGTTCCAGTTCCAAATCGTACCATTGCCGCCAATGCCCTTATCGGTGCATCGGGTATTCTCCACGATGCCCGTGCTGAACGTAACGTTTTCTCCAGGGACGTAGATGAGCGCTGAACTGGCCACTTGCGTGGCATTACTGCAGAGCGTATTCATATAAGCACCATAATCGCCCGATGAGGTTGAATTCGCGAAGACGGTTGAACCACCGAAATTACCAACGATGGCAAACAGGTCTATTTCTCCGTTCACCGTCGTCGTTGCATTGAACGTATTAGAACCAGTTAAGGTGTTGCTGGCAGCCGTGCCTGCCGCGCCGATGTTCATAAGGGCAGAAGATGAGCTTTGAACGTCCGAAAGGTTATTGGTGGGCTGGAGGTACGATGAGGAGGCAAGCGTTATCGTCGTCACATTCGGAGAGGTTGTCGCGACAGAAAGCCCGACGCCCGAAGCGGTGATGGTCTGTGTGGCGTTCGTAAACCCGTTGAGGGTGGTTAAGGCTGTCGTAAGGTAGTTCGAAATGAGCGAAAGCTGGATGTTCGATCCCGTGGGGGCTGATACGCTGATTTGAGTTGAGGACTGGACTGAAAGCACGCCGGTGTTCGTTACGGTCGTGGTGCTGTTTGAAACGCCTGGGGTAGTGGAAACAGAAACGCCGTTTCCTGCGACAACGGTCTGCTGCGATGACGTCGCGCCATTGAGTGATGTGAGAGCGTTAGTTAGGAAGGAGGAAAGTTGCAAAAGGAAATTAACGAAGCCGTTCGTTGAGGTCGTTATTGAAAGCGCATTGCCCGTCGAAGACGCGGTGAAGGTAAAAGCGTTTCCGGCGGTGCCGTTAATCGTGGTCGTCGCCGTCGTACCCGTGAGATAGCCTTTGTCGTTCACGAATTGGGAAATCGAGGTTGTAGCCAGCGAAAAGGTGGTCGTTGCGCCTGAAATCGTAGAAGTAATCCCGCCCGTTGCCGTGAGGAAAAATGAAGCGGCTTGTGTTCCGTTGATGGTCGTCGTTGCCGGAGCGTGGATGATGTACCCATTCGGGTTGCTCGCCAAATAGAAAGTGCTTGAGTTTACGTTTTGCCACGTTCCCGCCCAGTTGCCCGTGTTGATGATGGAAAAGGTCGTGGTCGAACCTGAGAGAGTGGTGGTTACCGTCGTGCCGTCGCCAATGAGACGGAACAAAGCGGATTGGACTCCGTTAATGGTGGTCGTTGCGGGGATGCCGAGCGTAACCGCTCCCGACTGCCCGTTCACAGACGCAACATACACAGTGCTTGAAGCAAGGAAGTCTGTTGAAGGATGCGACGCGGCTGTGCCGAGGTTGAGTGAAGACGAGGAGACGGTGAAGACACCAGTGGAAGAGCTATAGGTCGCCAGGCCGACCGCCGATAGCGCATGCAGGACGGATGAAATGGTTGTCGTCGTAAACCCGTTGCCGTTGAAAAGCGAAAGCGTGTTCGTCGCTACGCCGAGGGTAGTTGAGGTGATCGTTATCGCCCCGCTCTGTCCGTTGACCGTTGCGACATACACGGTGCTTGAAGGTAGAAATTCAGTGCTATCAACCGCGAGCGTAACGCTTCCCGATGCATTCGTTATGACGATGTCGGTGCCGGGCGCAAGAAGCGCTGGCGTATAGCTCCCCGAACCGTTGCCGATCAGGGTTTGCCCTGAACTCGGAGTGATGACTGTTCCCGTTCCGCCCAACCCCGTAGGATACGGAGCCGCAAACGAAACGCCGGCGAGCTGCGCTGCGATTGCAATTCCGAAAAGGATGGCGATGGTTCGAAAGAATTTCATTGGTACTGGGCGATATGGAGATTTCCGGCGAGTTCTGCAACGGGCGGGGTTACATAGGTAATGGTAGTGCCTGAGAACGTGTAGTCAATACCCTGAAGCTGTGGCTGGCGGGCAAGCGATAGCTGAAGCGAGTTCTGGTCGAAGGGCGCAATCGAACCGTTGAGCGTGAAGGTTACGTTGTTGCCGTCGATCGTGCCGTTCACCGTAACCAAGCGCCACGGCTTCTGAAGATTATTGCTGATATCCGCAATCATCTTCGCCGTGATGCCGAGCATGAGAGAGTAGGTCTTGCTCGGCGTGTTTTTGGCCGACGCCGTCGTGCCTTCTTGCGCAGTGCGCTGCGTGCCGTTGTTCGCCAAGGTAATGACGTTCCCCACAACCGAGATAACGCGGTCAATCTCTACATCCGGGTCCTTGTCGGGGCTTGAGTAGTCGGTCGAGTTCCACCAGATGACATTGAACGGAGCCGCGGGCAGCAATGCGCCGCCAGACTCGACACCGATCACGTACGCGTTCTCATCGTAGCCCTCGCTTACCGTCAGATTTATGAAGTTGGCCACGCCATCAAGTGTCATTTGCTTTAACAGTAAGGATGATTGGTTAATTGCGCCATGTTGATAACTTAGATTGCGATGTCTTGCGGGCGGATGAAGCACATGCAATTGACGTGTAAAGGAGGAAAGCCAACATCCCCGTAATCCAAAGACATCGTCTTTGCGTTCTCGCCATCTCCCGCCGTTATCGAATCGCCGTTTTTGAAGAACACGTCATCAATCGGAATGGTCTTGCCTTCCATCGTTTGGCAAAACGGGCATGGATCGGTTGCGGTATACCAACGGACCGTCTTCACCACGCCGGACTGCTTCCATGCTTCCTTCAAGGCACTGTTGGCGGTGCGGAAGGTTTCCGTCTTTGCCACGCTCGCCGCGCGGGAGGTGTCGCTCCATTCGTAAATCTGCTCGACACGTTTTGTAATGTCCGCAAGAGATTCCCCAGCCTGGATGCCTTCGTTGATGTGGGTCTCAAGAGCTTCTAGGGTGGTTTGGTTGTAGCTCTCCGACATCATCTGGACGGACTGCTTCACCGCCGCGCGAGTGGTTTCGTTAAACGGATTGAGATCTGGCTTGCCTATCTCCGCTGCCGCTGCGAGGGCTTGATGCTCGAACAAAGTTTCCATCGTGGGCGTGAGCGCGCTCGTGGTAATTGAAATCCAGTTGTCGAGGTTGAAGAGCTTGGAAGGATCGATACCTTTCGTCACGTTCGGCAGATTGGCAAGGACTTCTTTCTTCTGCTCGGCGTTGAGCTTCTGGATGGTTTCAGTAATCTCCTTTTCCGCCGCGTGGGTATACTCGCTGAACTCCTTCCAAACGGCTTCATCCTTTTCTTTCGTGGATTCGAAAGCCTTGGTCGCGAGCTTTTCCTTTAACGCGTCGGCGATTTTCTTTGCCAGGTTGCCGCCCAACTCCTGCCGTTGTTTGGCGCGGGTGCGCAGCTTGGTCCTGATGGGCCGGAAGGCAACGCGCATTCCGTTCGCGGCTTTCATAGTTTTATTCGAATCGTTCTGGGCAGGTCCGTCCGCTTCGGGGTCAACGTCGCCTCCCTCTGCCGGTTCACCTACCGGCTGCATTGTGGTGGGAGCCATCAGTTTGTCTCCGCCCTCCACCGGACCCAAGCCCATGAAGTTTTCGCGAGCTTCGTTGATCGTAAGCACCGGCTGGCTGCCGACGGATAGTTGCATCTCGGTCGTGCGTGCGGCGCGGTCCTCTGCCACGGGGTCGATGAACGTGATGTATAAATCATCCCCGTAGCGCGGAATCAATTTCTCGTTCAAATATCCACAGATGAGCTGCATGTGCGGCTTGACAACACGCTTTGAAAATACGTAGTCTGCTGTCTCCGCGGTTGCCCTGTTGGTGTCTGATTCGGCGGTGCCTAAAATAGTTTTCGAAATACCGAATAGCATAAGAATTCGGTCGCGCATGACGAGCGACAGATTCTTGAAGTCCATATCCTTCGGCGTTGCTCCAGCTCCGACCCACTTCACTCCCTTGGGCAAGACGGCGATGCGGTTCATATTCTCGATGCCGCCGTGCATATCCATGAAGCTGATCTTCAGAGATTCAATCTGGGTTTCAGCAACTGCTTCGCTCTCAAGGAAGCCGGCCGGCCGCGCTCCGTTCATGAAGAACTTACGATTGAACTCCATCGCGTAGTTGTCGTTGTCGATGTACTCCGCGCCGGATTGGACGATGCCCTTGCCTTCGTAGGGATTGGCAGGATCGGGCAAGCGGAAGTGAATGATGCACGCAGGGCTAAAAATGATCGTCCGCGTTTCCAAGCGCAGCTTGTAGCCGGTGATCTTGTGCGGGAACTGAGTACGGTCAACCACGACGTTCGTTCGGGTGGGGTCGAGCATGTAAATAGCGTCCGGTTTTGTGAGCTCGTCCTTAACCGGATTGCCCGCCTTGTCCGTCAGAAGCCAGTAGCAATTGCCGACCAGGTTCAGGTGAGCCGACGTTAGGTATTTCAGCTCCGAACCGATCATGTCCGAGTTCACGCTGTCCAAAAGATCGAGCGCTTCATGCTCGGTCTGTTCCTCCCGGTCTTTGCCGGTCTCTTGAAACAAACGGAAATCGGTGTTCTGCACCTCGCGGCCAATGGCATTCACCGCTGCGTAGACATACCCTTTGTTGTTCGCCATCGCCCGTTCCGGGTCGATGTGGTTCGCTCCCGGCCGTTCGATGACGAACTGATTGCTTGTCTCGATTTCACTGAACTTTCCGCCAACGCCCTTCACCACTCCGTAGCGGGTCATTTTCACGCCGCCCTGCTCCTGGGAATACAACTCCGGCTCAATGCGGGATGCGAACGGATTCAGACGCTTGAAGGCGCTGCGGATTGACCAGCTTGGCTTTTGCTTTGCGTTGAGGGTGGGCGATGCCATTACGCGGGCATGATGTTTCCGTCCTTTATTTCGAAAGCGACTGTCGGGGTATCGTACCGGCCAACCCCGCGCGAGTAGGCGCACGCCAGAGGTTTTTCAATCGTGAGCGGCTCGATGCTTAGAATCTTGTGGTCCTTCGTTGTCGCTATCGGCTGGCTGCAATGCGGGCAGTTCATCACGATCGCATCGTAGTCGGGCCAAACAATTTCAATGGTTTCCTTGGTGTCTGTTTTCTTGCCGAACATGCCCCATAAGAGGAGGCGAAAGAATCCCTGCGGCGGCTCCAGGCGCTGCGTGTCGAACGTGCGGATCGGCTCACGCTTGGCGATGAAGCAGTAATCCCCCGGCTGAAGGAGGTCGGCGGAAAAGGGGACGCGGTGGACTTGGAGAGTTGCGGTGGCTTCCATGTGCTTTGAATTCTAAAGGTTTGGCCGGTTTTGGCAATCCAGACCTATACACAGGGAAAGAAATCCGGTAGAATGTTGCGATCCAAGGAAGGAACCAAGCTATGGGACGATACATCGGTTTAATCGGAGCGTGTTTGTGTTTTTTGCTCGACGGATGTTCTGCGGGCGGGAACTCTGTAAGCAATGCGTTTGACTTCTCCAGCCCGTCTAGCGTCGTTAAAAAGCTCTTCGAAACGTGTAATGCTGGTGAGTACTCTAAAGCTAAGGATCTGTATACGACAAGCCTCCAAAAAACCATAGATGGGGAACTCGGTGCTATGGCTGGCGGTATGAAGGGTCTCTGCGACAGTTCCACGAGAAACGGAACTATGACGAGCATTGAAATCAAGAGCGAAGAAAAGAGGGGAGAAGGGGCAATAGTTGTTGCGAACATTCATTTTAAGGACAACAGCACAAACGAAGGAGATCAAACTGAGTTGATTAAAGAGAATGGCGTTTGGAGGGTGGCCAAGTAACTCACGCATCAATCCAATGGATCTTCGGCAGCTCCAAGCCCTGATTGACAAAGCCTTGAATGAGATGCACGCATCCGTCTACTTCATCGTCGTGCGACTCAACCCCAAGGTTGAATATCTGACCCAAAAGTTGCTCGCATCCTGTTCGTGGAAATAGCACGGTGCCGTTCCTGATGTACGGCGCGACAACCTGCAATCGGCTCCGCTTGTCGGTCGTAACTTTCATGGGAACCACGGGAAGCATCATGCGCTCCATCTCTTGTATCGCCGCTTTCTGATACGCAACGTCTTCAACAAAGAAAATATTCGCCCCGCCCATCTCGCCTGGGATTGCCCTCACGCGCTTCAGGAAATCATGGAAGGTTACGTGCTCGTTGTACGGATTTGGCCGGATGAAGATTTTGGGCGCGTCGTCCACGTAAAACACTTCGCCTGAAACGATGGCGGTGTAGTCCGCGCCTTCCTTCTGGCTGATGGCAAGGTCTATGCCGTGGCCTTTCATCGCTGCGATGCCCGTTGGCCGTTCGTCGTAGTAGTGGATGTCCTCCGGCTTGATGATGGCTTCATCGTCCGCCACGATCTTCAAAAGCATTTCCCGCTGCCACGCGATGGCGCCCATGTCCCGCTCTTTATCGAGTAGCGATTGCTTCGTCGGGTACATCGCGGGCCAGGTGCAAACGCCCTTAGCGTCGATGAGAGGAAATTCCAAGACTTTGAACCCGGTTCCCGGCGCTTTTAACCGGGAAAGCAGCGCGTCCATGTGCAAGAGGTTGCCGATGACAACCAGCTTTCCCTTGCGCGCATCCATGCCCGGCATGATTTCCGAATGGAGCCAACGGTCGGTTTTATCTCTGTTCTCTTTTGTGCGAATCCATTCCCCGTCTTCCGGGTCGTCGATCACAACCAGCTTGGGCCGGTGTTGGAGATGACGGAGCCCGCGGACCTTCTGGCCCCGGCTCCGGGCCAAGATGCGGACGCCATTCGAAAGGACGATGTTCTGCTTCTGCCATTCTTCTCCTTCGCCCTTCAAAGCAAAGTCTTCGATGACATTGCCTTTGATCTCTCCGTAGTCCTGCTTTATAAGCGCGTTGGTTTCGAGCTCGTGCTTGATGGCGGAGATGTTTAACGTCGCCTGGCGGCTGGAATCAGCTACCAAGATGATGAAGGGATACTGCTCCGGATGTTCAAGCGCGGCCCAAAGAGGCAAAGCAAGAGAACCGAGCGTGCTTTTGCCCGAGCCGCGAAAGCCGATGATGAGTAACCGGCGGTCGTCGTCGCTTTCTAACGCATGGATGAGTTCGGAGTGGAACGAAGCAGGCGGATCGGTGAAATACCCGGTGAGGTAAACCAGCGAAAAGCCCAAGAGCGTTTTGGCACTCTCGCGGCGGCCGTCGTACGAATCGAACGGGGAATCAAGAAGCTGGAGTGGTGCTTGGCTGGACATCCTCCTTCGGGGCTTCTAACAGTCCCCAGTTTTGGAAAACGGAACGGATGGCCTGCTTGCGTTCCTCGGGTAGCGGGGTGTTGCGGATCACCGCATCGAGCGTTCCGAGCTTGCGTTCAAAAACGCCGGCGTCAAAGAGTTTTTCAAACATGTCCTTGTGCGCCTCGCGGATCTCGCGCAACGCTGCTACCCGGTCCTGCTTGCGGGCAAACTCGTCGTTAGCAATGGACCATGCGACGGCCGAGATTTCCATCATCACGTCCTGGAAGGCGGAAAGCGCTTGATTCAGCATCCAGGTGTTGGCACGCTTCGAACGCTCGACATAGATGTCATTCAAAAGGGAGCCGAGGTACTTGCGGTCGAGCTTCAACCCGTCAGACTCCAGCCGTGCGGCGAGGGCTACCTGGCTGATCTGCGGATGCTGGGCAATGACGCTGCGGATGCGGGACTTGTAGTACTGGCGCTGTTCGGTGGAAATCTTGGGCATTGAGGCGAATAGGGGGGTTTGCTTTTACTCTATATCGTTGGTATAGAATTGAAAAGCCCATCGGGAAGGAGTGGCGTAATGGACTATAGAACAAAGCGGTACAAAGAAGGCCTGGAAGGAAAGAAACCAGGCATGTTCTACGTGGATGAAAAGGCTCACAAGGCACAAGCAGCGGGGTATCGCGATCACCTTAAAAACGAAGACCTCGCCTATAAACTTCAACGATCCAGCGCGACACATGAAAAAGATGATTTCGACTATAGCGTTTTGGAGAGACACTACGACCCGCTAGGCGCAGGCTGGCTGTTGCTCTGGGCGGTCGTGTTGCTGGTCCCAGGAATAGGCCTGGCGGCGACTGTGGTCAATGATTTGACCGGGCCTCACCCCATGCGCCTGCAAAGTCAGGCTCCGGGAATTATCTTCAGTGTGATGTTTTGTTGGCCCGGACTGTACCTCTTCGTGAAAAGCATTCATCGGGCCTTTTCCCAGCCGATCAAAAGGTAGATCGGGTCATGCGCTCGGGTTCTTGAGTTCTTTCAAAAGCTCCGCGACCTTCTTGATATCCTCCGCCTCGCCGATCAGCTCGATCCTCGCCTTGAGGTGGTGAGCTTTCGAAAGGTCGCCGTCCTCATGCAACGCCTTCTCCAGCTCCTTCTGGCTCACTGCCGGACCGAATTTTATGGTGTAGTGTTCGATCATTTCAAAACTTTGCTCAGATACGCCTTGAGGCCTTTCACTTTGAGCGGATGCTTTGCCTTGTGCGGCCAAAACTCGTGCTGATACGGCGAGAACATAATGCGGAACGTGTTCGCGAACATCTCGCGCGGACTCTCATGATGACGCACGTGACTGTCGTTCCTGCTTTTTTCGACTATGCCCATCATCTTGAGCCACGTTTTCCATGCTTTGTCTTTGCCGTCTTTCCCCCAATCAGGCATATAGCGGTACTGGTAGCAATGTCCCATTTCGTGCGGCAAGACGAATTCTGTCATTGCGAGGGGAATTGAAGTACACCGGCCGAGGAGAATGAAACCCGTCGGACCCTGCATCTTGTCGTTAAGCTGGCTGCTTGCGATGCCGTTATAGAACTCAGACATGTTGTACGGCAGATTGTAGATATGCAAATTGATCCTGCCCCTGTCGGGGTACTCGATGTTTTTGAGCACACGACGAATCGCACCCTCATCGTGGGTGTGGAGATCGAGCGTCGGTGCAAGCTCTTGACCGTAGAACCCTGGTGCCCTGAAACTCGGCCGCATTGGATCGTAACTTTGAACGTACCGCTTAGATTGTCTTGCTGTGTGAAAATGGATCATCGTGAAATATAAAGCGCTCGTTGAGAAGTATGAACTCGTGATTACTGATTGTGGTAACGGACTCTGGACGTATACCGTGAGGGGGAACGATGGCTTGATTGGCGGGGCTTTCCATGAAACAAACAGTTTGCAAAGCGCCAAAGCAGAGGCGGAGGCTCTTGCCCTAAAGACGGAATACGGGGTTATACCGAACGAACCACGCATTGTGAATTGGCAAGAAACAAAGTAATTCCGGGAAGCCCCTTTGCCCGACGTATTGAGCGGTCGCGGCTTCAAAACTACGCTGCTGGCTGGTTGGTTTCGGTTCCGCTTCCACCATCGCCAACTCCGGCGTTTGCCTTGAGTTCGGCTGCGATAGTTTCTGCTTCGACGGCGTTCTGCTCGGCGGTGTTCGTTGCCGCGACTTCTTCGTCTGTCGATGCGTCGGTAAGGGCGGCCTTAAGCTGATCGGCGGTCTTACGCGCTTCCGTTGCGACGTTGGCTGCGGCATCTGCATCGGCTTGCGCCTGCACTGCCAGTTTCAACCGCTCGGCGGCCGCTTGGTCTGCGGGCGATACCGTTTCCGGCTTGGCTACGTCGGCCTGCCCCTTGAAGGCTATGCCGCCGTTCGGATGAGCTACAAAATGGTTATCTTCCATGTGATTTAGTAATTTGACGACCTTTTAGAGTGAACGGATTTTCTCGGCTGTGCTGCGGGCTTTTGCCGCCTGATCTCGGAAGAACTTCGCGGTTTGATCGCTTCCCTCGGCGTTCTCCGTCTCGCCCTTCGCTTGCTCGCGCTTCGATGCCACTATCTTTTCGGCCTCGCCGCGCTCTTTGTCGGATTCGTACTTCTCCTGGCCGGACATGAGGTCGCGGCGGACTAGCTTCATCGGCTTATGGCAGGTTGAGCAATCCCTAGAAATCTCCAGCTCGATGCCTGCGAAAGCGGTGCTTATGGGTTCCTCATGGTCGTTCTCGCAGAGCCAAAAGCCCTTCTCTTCCATCGCGGCCACTTCTTTGATGCGGGCATCTATCGTGTCAGCTTCTTTGTTCAACCGCTCTACGAGAGTCCGCTTTTCGCTGGCAGTGCGGTCCGCAAGGCGGCCGTTCAAATCGTTCAGCGCCGCTTCGCGCTCATGCCGCCACCGATACGCGATTTTCGAATACACTTTGGCTAGGAATCTGAAACATTGGGGGATGGTTTAATGATAATATTCGGGCAACATTTGTCAATTCACAGGAGCGTATACGATGACCTTCGAGGAGTTTCAGAATGCGGCGGCAGAAACACTGCTTGCTGAGGCGAAGACTTGCTTTGATACATCGAAGAACTTTCCCGCACCCTGGGCAGGAAGAGCGCCGTTAGTCCTTGAAGCACAGTTTTACATGGCGGAACTGGATCGGAGGGAAGCCGCCCTCGAACGCGCTGAGAGCCGGAGGATCGCAACGAGGGACTTCCGCATGGAACTTATCGTTATCTTTCTCATCGGGCTGGAACTGGTCATGGGAATCTGGGGGATCGTTGCCGCCACGAAGGAAAGCAAGGAGCAGGCGAAGATAATGGATCGGGTGGTGCAAGGGTTGGACCGCGTAGAGAAGGCGGCAAACCGCGCCGGAAATATGAACCTGCTCCGCCATTAGGTTCTGCCAAAAATGTCTTCCTCTTTCGTCAAGCAGGTACTATGAAATGGTAGAATCTTAATTCTGTCAAATTGAAACCTCAGCATGAGGCATACTCAGCGAGTGGAAACGCGCGACAAAATTATCAGCAGTATCGTTTCGCCGCTGTCGTTCTATGCGCTGGCGCTTTTGATTGTTGAGGGTTTTCTGATCTCAGCCGGACGTCTATTTAACCTGCCGGATCTCGCCCGCATCATTTTGGTCGGAGTCGGGATCGCCCTGTTCGTGGGTGTTATTTGGGTCGTCACGTACCTCGTCATCAAGAAGCCGAGGAGTTTGGTGTTTTCCGATCTGTCCCACCTTGCATATGCGGAAATGGTCTATGGAACGGATAAGACTGCGAGCGATCCTTCGGTTGAGATCGTTCAAGCACCTGCGATTTCAAAGCAGCCAGAACGCCTTCAAATCCCCCAAATGACCGGGGTGGAAGGACAAAAAGAATAGGGCACGCAAATGTCATTGATGACCCCGGTCCCTCCCCAGGTAGCTCGGCTCTCCGAACCGTTTCCGTATATCGTTTGCGTTCAACTGAAAAACGATCTGAAACAGTACTCGTTGTTTTTTGATGAATTGAGGCGGTCGATTCACTGGATGAACGAACTACCGAATGTATGGATTATCACGCGATATGAAACCATGATTGAACTGAGTCACATCTTAACTACGAAGATCTATAACGGTGATCGTCTTTTGATTTTGCCAGTCGTTGGCCCAGCAACTGGCGTAATGCCTGAGACAGCTTGGAAATGGATCAACTCTGTGGTTCCTAGGCTGTGGTGAACTTCATAGATGGCTCAAGAGAAAAACGAAGACCCGTGGTGGCTGGGATGCATCGCGATTCCCATCGTACTCGTGGGATTATACGCGCTCGTGAGGTTCGTGAAGTGGGCGTGGAGCAGGTAATTTTCAGGAAGGGAAGAAAATGGATAACGAGGAAGATGTAATAACGTTATTGGTTGGGGCCGGAACCGCAGACGACCCCTATGGCAAGCCAATCGACAATGTCGCACAATTGGTCAAACGCAGCCGTGAGGAAGTCATTGCATACGTGAAGAAGCTGGAGGCAAGCGGAAAGGTAAAGCCCAAACCAACGCAGTTTCAGGTTGAGCAAGCTGGCGACCCGAGCCAGCACCTCACGTACAACTGGATTCGAGTTGAAGATGATTGGGAAGAATCGCTAGGAGACGTTATCGCTCGTTCGTGATTTCACGCTGCTTTCGTGGCGGATTTCCGCAATTGAAAATGCTGCGGGAACCGTTCTCGATATGCCTGAAGGTAGACTGGCCAGCCGTGGCGGGCGGCGTCGGTCAGATAGAGAATGTCATCCAGGGTGAAGTTCGCCGTTTTTGGAAGGGCTTTGAGCCATTCTGAGGTCCCGGCACCATACTTCAGGTCGAGTCCTCTGCCGTATTCCCAAGTCCTGCCGCCCTTGTAGCCATTTTCTGAGCGGCACTGTCCGTTGATATTGAATGGATGGAAACGGAGGCCTGGCGCTTCACCTACGCTCACAAAATGGCCTGCGTCGAGTGGTACAAAGCGTCCGCATGAGATACAGGGCAATGCGGCGTCATGTTCGCGGATCATCTTGTTCACGGCCTTCTGGCAGTTGGCGCGTGCTTTTTGGATCTCGATCATGTTTCAAGGTCGTCCTCCTTCGGCTTATGACATTTGCAGGCACACGGAACATCGTGCTCAAGCCATTCCTTCTTCGGCGCGACGCCGTCGCAGTCCATGTGATCGTCGTCTTGGCAAGCGAGCGATTTCATATCAATCAACTCTGGCATTGCACGCCGTGCAGTAATGTTTGCTGTACGACCAGCTCCAAATCTTAGCCCCGTGGCACTTTGAACGGAGACCGAGCCGTATGAGGATGCGAGTGAAGATGGTCATGCTTTTGGTTTGCGGCGCGGCTTTGCGGATTTCCGCGAAGGAAGGATACGGATTTCAACGGGAAGAATCTTGTAATACTTTTGGTCTGGCTTATTTATCCACGCTTTTCGTTTCCGCGCTTCTTCTTCTCGCCAATACAACTCGAAGTGATATGCCGTTTCGATTTCCTCGCCAACTTTCATGTGGGCGAAAGTTGAAGTCGGCGCAAAAGATGGGTCGTCTAACGGATTGCAATCGTTTACCACCGCCCACGCTTTGATGACTTTTGGTTTCTTCATGTAAGTAGAGATTGGTTAGTTGCTACACTGTGCAAATGGATATTTTGAAGATGCTTGAAGAACTTCGTACGGAGCGCGCTGGCATTGATGAAGCGATCGCGGTGCTAGCACGGCTGAGCTTAGGACAGGGGAAACGGCGGGGACGTCCACCGCTCTGGATGAAGGGGATCTCGGTGAAGCGCCGGGGCCGTCCGCCGGGAAGCAAGAACAAGCCGAAAGAGGAATAGATCAGAACAGGGTTTGCGTGGCTTCGACCTTTGCCTCGGAATTGAAGAACCTGTCTTTCATCGGGATATCGAGCTGCTGCTCTAGTTCGAATAGTTCTTCCTCTCGCCGCGCCGAGATTGCGGAAATCCGCAACGGGAATGACATCTGATACCAATAGAGTGCTTGGTTCTTTGGGTCGTGCCAGCCGCGAATCAGGCACTCGGTCTTGCCACGCCACTTGCCGTCTTTGAGATCCGCCACTCTTGCTCCGACGCGAGCGAGACTCTTCATATCCCCGCGCCCGCAATGGGAGCAGTAGTTCGACGATGGATAGACTACGCGGACTATCTCATCCGTGCGGTGTGGGGAGTTGTCGCTCAATAGGTTGTAGAGGCGTTCGGTTTGTGATGGGGATTTCATGGATGTATTGAACAGTGATGTTGACATGACGGCGGTTCGACTTCCGCCGTTTCTTTCTTACCTGGCAGCGCTTTACTCCAGCTACCTGTTTCTTGGAAGATTCGCTCGCAGGTTTCCTTTAGGGAATCGGAGGGTTTGGAAAAGCGTTTATAAATTTCAATTGCCTCATAAGCCCGCCGCTCCGTCATGCCGCGCTCGCCGTACTCGTTACAAACCGCTTGGATGAACTTGCGCCGGTCGGGTTTCTTGATGTCCCGTAACGCGTTCTCCAGCGATTTCACCCGCCCGACGTACCAGACGATGGTTCGCATGCTTCTATCATGAAAAAACATCTCATCTTGACCTTTCCAGTCGTCAATCAATTCCTGAACGCGGTCGGTGAAGTTTGATTTGGTTAGTCTTTGTTCCATGTGATTGTGTAACTGGACGTACCGTACTTAAGCTGAAAGAAATATGCCCAATTGCATAGCGCGCAAAGAATGTTCAAGTCATCTATTGCACGCCTGCCGCGAACAATCTCTGTAGTTATTCGTCTACCGCGCCTCGCTCGGTACTCTGCACTACCGCCGCCGTTTACATGATTGATCTGAAGGAACTCGAATACGTCGCAACCACAACTTTCACAGACGATGGGCTTGCCTCTCGCTAGGAGATTTAGAGCCGCGGTTCGCATACGCTTTTGGTATGCCTGCTTTCTGACTCGGCCTGTTTTTGCATGAGCGTAGCAGTATGTGGAATGTGGTCGGATGACTTTTCCGCATACCTTACAGTTCTTGGCGTTGTTGGCCTGCCATCGCTTCCAGTAATGCCTGTCATATTCCTTCTTTTTGAGGGGGTCTTTCAACGGCATCGATCGTGGAAGAACATTTCATCCTGCCCGCGCCAGTCGTCGAGCAAACTCTGAACTTGGTCTTGGAAGCGGTTGGCGGGCAGGGTGGTCATGCTTTACCAATTCTCATTAACCGTTTTCAGCGAAATCTTTAGCTTCTGCGCGATTCGAACCGAATCAAGGCCGTCTTCTTTGAGGCCCTGGATCGCCGCATGAAGCTCGTCGTCGGTAAGCGTTAGCGACGGTGGAGCGTCGGCCTTTGGTTCCTCGGCGCGCTGCGCGCCCTTCTTGATGTGCTTGGCGTAAGTGGCCTTGGCCTGATACCACGACGACATTGGTACGCCGAGTTTCGCTGCGGCTTCGGTTGTCGTCATTTTCCCGTCCGCGATCTTCTGCGCGAGCTTCACAACTTCGTCCGGATCGTACTTGGCTTGCTTGCTGGACCTGCTTCCAGATTTCGCGGCTTTGGTTTTATGGACCTTCGCCGGTTTCTTATAGCGCCGGACCGGGACGCCATCTGGTTCGGTATCTGCCCGTACAACCGTTTCAGGATCAGCTGAACGGGCGGTTTCGACTTTGACATCGCCGTGTTGGGGCGTCGTTTCTTCCCTACGTTCGAACGCAAGCGCATCCGTGACTGATTCGAAAATAAATAGTTTGACTTTCATGGTTAGTGTGGCGGACTTAGTAACTCCGTCCGCCGCGAATGATTATGTTGATGATTTGTACCACGGCTTACCGACTAACTCATCGTGATGAACCACCGAGGCCTGATTGAATCCGCCGATCTCATTCCACAACTCCTGAACGTGGCGGCACGTCCGGGAGAAGGTGAACTTGGGGCAGGTGCAATCCCAGTTCGGCCGATCCATCGTGCCGCCGTAAAGGATGGCGGCACGATAGGTGAGGTCGGGATTGGACTTAGAAGGGAATGTCTTCGACCGAAATGTCTTCTGCGCCCGATATGTCTGGCATATCTTCTTCGCTAGCATCGTCATCGAGTTGGATGGTTGGCACATGGTTGCCCGCGACCTTTGAGATTTTCGTGCCGTACTTCCCTGTCTTCATCTTGAAGGCCTCTGCGATGAACTCCTCACCCACGGCGATGTTTTCCAACGCTTCGACGATATAATTCACTTTGCCCGTCTGCTGGTTCTTGATGGCGACGTTCCAAAACTTCTTCTCGCCATTGTCGGAAACAACCATCTGCAATTCCTCCTGCTCCTTGCCGTCATAGCCCTTGCCGCGCCCGATCTTCTCCGAGATGATTTTGACGCGGTGCTGGCCGTTCGGCACGCGGATCTCCTCCGTCTGTCCGCCGCCCACATCGACAACCCTTTTGTCCGTCACTGAAAAGAACCCTGACTGCTCCCGCACCGCGCCTTTCTCTCGCGCTGAATCCATCAACCGCTTTGTTAAATCGCTCATAGTTAGTGTTATTGGTTATGCGGCTTTCGACGTCGCCGCGTTTGTTACTGACTTTGGTTTGACTGCCTTGATTGGCTGAACGATGGGCTTAGCATCGACCTTCATCTTGCGGCTACCCATATCCTTGAACTTGGATTCCATATAGGAATAGAACTTGTGGGCGACACGCTGGTGTAAAAACGTCTCACGGAAGAACTGCATGTCGGTCTGGTTCGTGATCGTGAGGGTCTCCGCCTCCTTGCCATCCTTCGGGATACGGATGATGAGGTAGCCCATCACCTGCAAGCCCATTTCGCGGAGCATCAGATCGTACCCGGCGCATTGGAGCAAGTAGCTTGCTGAAAGCTGGCCGCTCGTCTTGAAGTCCACAAGATACGTAATGCCGTCGATGACTGCAATGCCATCCAACTTGCCGGCGACCCGATGTTCGTCCGACGCGACTACTTCTTCGGATGCGAGCCATGTGATGTCTTTGTCCTTCATCCAACCAACGAAAGCGGTTACGGCGTTATCGGCCTCCTTGCTTTGAGGAGTAGGAGGCAGGGGCTTGTCCGAACCCATCTTTGACTGAACGACTGCGCTGATCCAGTCATGAGCCGCCGTGCCATCCGACTTCGCCTGCTCTGACTTGCGCTTCGCCGCGCCCTTAGCCGCCATGACCGCGAGCTCGAACATCTTGGGGTTTTCCGTCATCACCTCGAACGGCTTAGAGAGCAGGTCTGACGCCATCTCTTTCGCGTACCACGGACCGAGGAAGAAACTTTTGTCCCACGCATCGCTGATCGTGGTGCATCCGGTGTAGAGCGTTCCATCTGGCTTGGTGTAGGTATGCGCCACTTCCTGAAAGATGATGTCGGTAGTATGCAAGATGCCTTCTAAAGAGTTTGATTTCATGTTTTTGGATTCGGGAGGGTGCGAGCGAACCGGAACGGAATGCTCACACCGGCCTGGTGGGGGTCAATGAGTGCCTAGAATCCTCTGCGGCCTCCCTCCCGAATGTTCCCGTTACTTTAATGTTCTGGTTTGCGCTACTGACGCGAGCGCGGGATGACGGACTTAGAAGTCTAGGACTGCGAAACCGCTCACAAAGAGGATAAGGAAACTGACGATGAGCGATGGGGTGTCGTGCGCTCCGACGGCCCAGACGAACTCCGATCCTGCGAGGAAGAAGGTCAGGTAGGTCAATTTCTCCGCGCGCCGACTTGTCCTGCGCCGCCAGTCCTCATGTTCAATCTGAGAGACGAGCGGCAATTCTGATTTGGATTTCGGTTTCATGGTAGTTCCTCTTTACCCTCCGCTTCTATCTTCTTAGCCATTTCCGCATACTGGGCAAAGTATTCACGGAACGCATCTTCCAACTTTGCGAAGTTGTTGCTATCAGCTACCTGAAGCAAATTCGCTAACTGGACGACGAAAGAGCCACCGTACCGCTTCATAGCAATAATCATGTAATATGCGTCTTCTTGTTTCATTGGCTTGGTTTTGCGGATTTCCGCAATAATTAATTTGTGTAGCTCGACCTGACTACCCTCTAATAATACGCTTCCGGCAGGTAAATGCAATAACCTAGTTATGCACAGGCTATAAAAGAGCTCGGAGTGCGGTGAAAGTCTCTCCAGTCGTGAGCTTATCGCTTTTCTCGTTATTACATGAGCTACAAAGTGGCTGGATATTATCAATGTCGTTGCACTGAAATGGGAGCCATCCGTTTACGATCCAAGGCCCCCAAAACTTGACCCAAATCGAGATGGGGATAATGTGATCGCGTACCAGTTGAACCTCAGGTTGTTTCCGTCCGCACCGCGCACATGCGAACTCGAACTGTTTTAATAAGTCCTGCCACTGCTGGGGCGTATGGGAACCGCCTAAGCCCCGTTGCTTAATGCGGCGGCCACGAACAGCAAATAGGTGCTTCATCCGCCGTGTTTTAGCGACTTCGACGGACTCCCCGCTCTTCGGCGTTCCGGAGCGATAAGCTTTCCAATATTCCCGCTGCCGGTTTCGATGCGTCATGCGGTAAGCCAGGTGGTAGGCGTTATACCGCTTGCGGCCCTGCCGCTTGCCGAACTTGTTTTGATACCACGCGAGGGATGCCATTACCGAAATAATAACCCGAATAGATAATTGTGCAAATCGGGATAAGTCTGAGTAAGTAGCCAATTCGTTTCGCCTTGATTTAATTCCCACTTACTTTACGCTTGTAGGTAGCTCACTGAAAAGGAGGGAGCTTATATGGCAAAGAATCAGAAGCCGGACTTCGCGGTGAAGTTTCCGGTTGATGGCATTTGGCACAAACTCGGAGCCGCCTGGAAAAATGAAGGGGGCACGATCAACGTCGTGCTCGATGTCGGGGTGGCTATGACGCTTCAACCCGGCGCGAAGTTAGTGCTCGTTCCCCCGAAGGAGGAGGCGGAGTAATCCGCCTTTCAACTATGGCGCATGTGAACTTCGCCGAACTGCGGAACATTCCCATCGCTTCGGTTTTGACCCATTACGGGGTCGAAGTCCGCAAGCGCAACCAGACGGAACTCGTGGCATCCTGCCCCTTCCCTTCGCATAAGGATTCGGCGCACCAGAAAGACACCTTGGCGATCTCACTCGAAAAGAACCGATGGTACTGCCATTCGGATTCTTGCCGGGCGGCATCGAACAAACCCAAAGGCGGGGACTGCATTGATGTCGTCGCCATGATGGAGAATCTGACCCCCTTGGATGCGGCGAAGAAGTTGGCGGAGCTGTTTGGCGGAAATCCGCAACCGGCAAAACTAAACAACGTGAACGGGGACACCCCCCACCCCCCTTCAAAGGGAAATCCTCCCCTCGCCTTCCAACTGAAGGGATTAGACCCCGATCATCCGTTCATCCGTGAACGGGGGATCTCACTTGAGACTGCAATGGCCTTCGGAGTGGGATTTTTCCCCGGCAAAGGGAGCATGGCGAACCGCGTCTGCTTCCCCATCCATGAAGACGGCAAGCTCATCGGCTATGCCGGACGGACTATTTTGCCCGTTTCGGAAGCGAACCCGAAATGGATGCTCCCGAAAGGCCTTGTCCGTTCGTTCCTCTACGGGATTGATCGGTGCGAACCCGCAAAGCCGCTCACGCTCGTTGAAAGCCCGTGGGCCGTTCTCTGGCTCTCCCAATACCAGATCCAAGCCGCGGCCCTCATCGCCTGCGTGATGACTGAAGCGCAGGAAAAGAGGTTGGAGCCGTTCCATGCCATTACCGTGGCGATGGACAACGATTCCGCCGGAAGGGAGGCGGCCGAAAAGATAGTTGCCCGACTGAAACCCAAGCACCAGGTCAGGAAAGCGTTCCTGAACGAATAGATTTAACCCCCGCACACTCGCGGGGGTTCGTTTTTTTGAAAGGAAAAGATGGACACGAAGGAACTCTTGAAGATGGAGGCCGCTGTCAAAGACGCGCGGCAAAAAGTGAAGGATGAGCTGGTGGCGAAAGCCGAAGCCACGCTCGCGGAGTTGCGGGTGATCGGATTCGACTACCACTTGGCAGAGAACGGCAAGACGAAGATCGGACGGCCGAGAAAGGAGAAGGCGGATGGGATACCGAAAGCGTAGGTGGGGCAGTCGACCGAGGGCGCATCCGGCGCGGTGGAACCTTCAGCACGGGGAGCGGCCGGAAAAAGACAAACCCAAGCCAACGTGGGATGCCAAAAACCCGCGTCCGGCGGACAAAAGGCCGAGAGGATGGTTCTTCTGAAGATTCAAGCCCCCGATTGCGGAAAACCGCGACGGGGGCTTTGTTACGGTAACTTTCCGAAGTCCTGATGCTTCAGTTTTGCATCTATGCGCTCGTCGATGTACCTGTCAATTAAGTCCCTCAATTCGCGGCGCTGTTCCAATGTATCGGTTACAAGTTCATTGGATTTTTGAACCCGCCGAATGTGGTTATCCAACGCAGAGATAAAAGCATCTAGTGTGGCACTCATACAGCCATTGTACCGCGCGCCCTTCGTGTTTCCACGAAAAGTTACTTCTTCTCAGTGCTTTTGTCGTCGTCTTCCTTCTTGTCTGCGTCAAGCTGCTCGCCTTCCCGGCCCTTATAGTACGGAGCGGTGTCAGGATGATTGACGGGAATGTCGACCAAAGCAGCAGTCTCGACGACACCCTTCTTAGCGTCATCTTGCCCCTGCTTGTAGTCCTTGCGATCGTTGTCGGTAATGCTCATTGGAACCCCCAACAGATAGACGCCCACTGTACAGCCTTTGTTGCAGAATGATTTATCCCCGCTCCAGTCACAAGGTGAAGCGGGGATTCGTTATTTCACGTCTTCACCGGCTTAATCCAGAGGACTTCGGTTCGCTTTCGCGCGCCATCTGCTAGACTTGAACGCTCGATACGCTTCCATCCCTTGTATAGAGAGTTATAGAGTGAGGACGGGTAGCCGCTAAGGAGAACGTTGCCCTGAACCCCGCGCAATTCCTTGGAGAGTTGGACGTGCTGACGGTCGGTCATTTCGAAGCGATACGCCTTGTTCTTGATGCCGACGCGAGTCGAATGAACATACGGCGGATCGACGTAATGCAATGTCTTGGCGGTATCGTGCGCCTTGATAACCTGGATGGCTGGACGATTTTCAATCACTACGCCACGCAGGCGTTCGACCAGTTCGGGCAGCACGTCGGCATAATTCTTCCAATCGTGTGCCGGCGTGGTCCCGCTTCGGTTGCTGTTGGCCCGAAAGCCGCTCTTGCGTCGAATCGAATCTGAACCGAACCCAATGTAGCTTTTGATGATGGTCCTTCGTGCACGTTCGAGTGGATTCGATGACTCATCATATGCTCCAAGAAACTCCTCTCTGGCGAAGGGCGTCAGCGTTAGAGCGTCTCTAAGAGATTCGCCGTCATCACGCATGACCCTAAATACATTTACGACTTCGCCGTCCAAATCGTTGTAGATCTCGGCGTAGCTTTTTGGCTTTCGCAAAAGCACGCTCGCCGCACCGCCAAATGATTCCGTGTAGATTCGATGCTCTGGAAAGTGGAAGATAATCCACGGGGCAAGTATCCATTTGCCGCCATGGTAACGAAGTGCTGGTCTCATTGTTGTTGAATTAGTTTTCGACCTAATAGGTTAATGAAAGCACGCTGATAGAAAGAGTCAACCCCCGCAGTCCAGAAGCCAGCGGGGATGGAGTGTAGATCTCAGTATTCTTCGGGAAGCAATACCGTGGTGGTTGCGCGGTCAGCTTCAGTGATAACCCATACTTTCCCGGCACCAACGGGATAGACTGACATAATCCGCCAACCGTTCTTCAGTGACAGCTCGTTTTCTTGAGCGTCCTCTGAGGGAACTTCGCCCCAATCCCCGCTAGCGTGCCTGCCTAACAACTCGTTGACTTGTCCCGTCGTAAGAATCTTAGCGGCACCCGCGGTGGTGAAGATAGCCCCAAGGCTAAACTTTTTCATTGGCTTTGATTGATTAATTTGTTTCGACCTTTGGCGAGCGAGGGTTTCCGTTTTCGCTCTTACAAGTCACGCATCCGAAGCCCGGAAGCGGGTCAACCGAGTCGGCGACGTTGACGCGCGAGGGCGGAGGATATAATTGCGGGACGTGAGCGAAACGTATTAGCTACCGATTCTGATAACATCTCAAGCATGCGGATCAGATTCCTCACTTTGTGTTTTCTGCTGCTTTCTGGATTTCAACTGAGCGCTGAATTATTGGTGAAACAATACCGAGAACAGATCAAATCCACCGACGCCGCCGTGCTTACATTTGTAAAGCTATATGTGCAAGGCCTTGGCGACGGAATTATTTGGGCTAACTCAGAAGTCGAAACGCAGATGTCGAAACATCTCTTCTGTCAACCAACCAAGCTCGCCTTGACGCAGTCCAATTATCTGAACATCCTTGATCGCCAGATAGAATATTCGAAAACTCTTTTCACCGAGGCCGAACTTGAAAAAGCCCCAATAGGTTTTTTCCTGTTGAAAGGACTAGTGGACACGTTCCCCTGCCCGAAGGGAAAGTAGGCGGAGGCGGAGCTGCGGAGCACGAAAGTGCGGAGCGCGGAGCCGGAGCAAATCTGATAGAATGCCCGGACATGCGGACCCGACGAGCAGTCTTATGCTTTTTGATTATCAGTGCGATTGAGGTAAAAGCTGAGATCAGCGTGAAGACGTATCGAGAGAGGATGGCTTCAGACAACAAAGCACTGGTAGAACTGACGAAACGATATATCAGGGGTCTCGGAGAAGGAATGGAATGGGCCAATGGAGAGGCCACGAATAGGAAAACGCCTCTGTTTTGTGCACCTGACATGGCTCTTGGCACGGAGAATTTCATAGATATCCTCAACCAGGAAATCAAAAGGATGTCACCTCTAGAAACGGCAGCGGAGCTTGAGGAAACGTTTATAGGTTTACTACTGATGGACGGATTGCAGAGAGTGTTTCCTTGTAAACACAAATAGCGAAGGCGGGGCTGCGGAACGCGGAGCCGAGCACCTTTGATAGAATGCCCCGCATGCGGACACTCGTGGTGATGGCGTGCTTTCTGGCTCTCGGTGCGTTCGAGGCAAGGGCCGATTACAAGGTGAAGGACTATAAGTTCATGATGGCTTCGACGGACAAAAATGTGGTCTTTGTGATGAGGACATTTGTCAACGGCCTCGGCGCTGGAATCGCATGGGCCAACACTGCGAGCGAAGAGAAACTGTATTGCCAGCCTCCGCAGCTGGCCTTGGCCGTCGAGAACTACATAGATATCATCAACCGCCAGATCGCGAAGTTCGCTAAAAAAGAGACCGAATCCAAGCTGGAAGATGAGTACGTAGGGTTAATGCTGATGATGGGCCTCACGGAAACATTCCCCTGCGGCTCGAAATAATTGTAGATGGTGTAGAATCTTTCCTTGGACTTCCACTTTCACATCCCGCTTATGTCATGGCAGCACCTCTTGTGGCTCATCGGAGGAGCGTTGATCGGGGCCGTGATTACGCTGGTCGTATTCCATTTCGTCAAACACCGCATGGAAAACCGCAGCATTGAAATACAAGCGAGTCACATCAAGGACTTGGAAAATACAGTCGCGGAGCTTAGGAAAAAGAGAGATGAGCTTATGGATCGACTAGAAAAGTAGCCACGCTATCCATCACCTGCTTGCGAGAGACGCTGTAGCGGGTGCGGGATTCGTGGAGAGCTTTTTCAAACGCCCGTTTCTGCGCCTTCCTGCCTTTCACGTTGACTTTGAGCTGCGGCGGAGCTTTGAGCAGATCGACTTCGGGGCGGTCGGATTCGTTGAACGTCCGGCAGTAGAACTGATAGCGCGGAAGCTCCGTGATCTGTGAGGGGAAATATAGCTTTTCGTCGTTCCAGTTTTTTATCATCGTCTCTGCATCGTCGCCCGAACAGTTGAAAACGATCTGCGTGGCCGCGTTCGTCAGGATGTCGTGCATGAAATTCACTTGGTAGAAGCCCTGGAAGGCCGTACAGAGGGATATGCCGTACTTCCTCGCCTCGGCTAGCAGGGTTCCAAACCTGCCGCCGTGTACTGCATTCTGGGCTTCGTCAGCCACGATAAGGAAAGGCGGACGGGTTGCCTGTCCCTCGCGCTTTAAGGCAGCGATGCTGAACATGGAAATTATGAGGGAGTAGAGAATGCCAGCCGTCTCCTCGCCCAATGCCCCTTTTGAGAGGCGACAGATGATAATCTTTCCAGAGTTCATCGCGTGCAAGAGATCAAGCGATTCGTGCCAGCCGACGATCGAAAGGATGTTGGGACGCATGAGCTTCGCCACTTTGTTGACCGCGGGCATGAAGGTATCTTGGTTTCGCATCGAGCTGATGAGCTTTTGGAACAGTTTCACGAAGGGGTTTACGGAGGCATCGAGTAGGCCATCCCGGTAGGATTCGTCCAAGAGGAATCGGAACACATGCACGAGCGTCGGGTCTTTTACCTTCTCGCATACCGCGTCGAGGTCGTTGCGGACGTTGTAGGGCGTGGCGTTGCCCCACGCGCTATCGCTGCCAGCCAGGGCTTTTAAGATCGTGAGGCAGGTTTCCTTCGCAAGCTCCAATTCTTCTGGGTCGGTGAAGTAAAGCGGATTAAATTGCGGATTGCTGTCGGCATCGGGATCAATGAAGATAATGTCCTCGCGGCGGTTCTTGGGGATCAGGAGGGGAAGCCGGTTGGCCGTATCGCCGTGCGGATCGCAAAACAAGCCACCGTATCCTTGGGATACGAAATCAACGAAGATGTTTTCGAGAAGCGAAGATTTGCCCGCGCCAGAACCACCGATGATATTAATATGCCGCGCGGGGTCGATGCGGTAAGATGCGCCGCCGATAGACTTTGTGCCAATGGTTATATTCATCCCAGCTCCGAACCCCATAGGGAGAACGCCCAGCGGGGTTCGGGACGTGGGCATATGCAAGAACCAATGTCCTTGCCCCGCGCCTTACGGCGGCGATTATATTCAGTTTAACTTTCTGGTTTCAAAATGGAATACGCGCGGTCTTCGTAGTTATGCGGCGTTGCCCAAATCTTGCCGGTGGGATTTTGCTTGAACAGGGTTTCGGTAGTGAACCAGAGCTTGGTGGTGTCGAGATTTTCGTGGACGCACTGCGCCAAGACATTTTCCACGCGTTTTTCGGTGGGCAAGATGAAATAGGAACGGGGGAACGTTGCATTGTAGTCGCGGAGTTTGTCGATCGTAAGGGGATTCTGCAGGACATACTCGAACGGCGTCCATGTGCCATCGAGGTTGAAAAAGAGGTCGGGGACTTCGCCGTGAAAGTCCTTTTGTAAATCCGCCCGCCAGCGCCGGATTTCACCCGGAAAGTTGGCGGCGAAAATCATCTGGCAGTTCGTGATCCCGATTTCGTGAGGGATTTGGTTCGTGGCCTTGCGGCCGATGTACCACTTGCGCGTGAGGTATCCCCGCTCGATGCACTTCAACGCACCTTTTTCGGTAAGGAAGTACAACCACGGGGAAAAGTCGTTCTGCCGCGCCTTGCCCAAAAGCCCGGCGTCGTAAAAACGCTCCAGCCGGACATAGACGGTTATCTGTTTCCTGCCGGTAACGAGCTGGACTTGGGTGGGCGTGAGGTAGACGTATTTGGAAAACGCTTCCCAGAACAAATCATCCTTCGGCATCGAAGATACGCGGGCGAGCTCTTTGTCGGTCGCTTGCAACTTCTCCTCCTTTTGGTGGATCGCTAGGGGCATGTCGGTGTGATGCTATGAATTTTACGTATTCAGGGGAATCAGGCAAGTACTCGTCAAGATCGGGGATTTCGAATTTCTGGGTTTTGTCCGGAAGAATGGCAAGCGCGTGCCGCTTCGGAAGTTTCAGGGTTTCGGCCAATTTGAGCCGAATCTGTTCCGGGGTGTAGTCCTCCCATCCGGTCTGCACCTCCACCGCATAGGGTCGAAGCCGGTCGGCGACAGTTTGCGACTTTCCATATTCGGATTCGGTTTCGCTGGTTCCAATATCGTCCTCGTATTCGGTGATGTGGGAGATGCGCGGCTGGCGGTGGTGGTCTTGCGCCATCTCGGCCCCGTAAGCGATATCCACGAGTTCCAAGCGGGCTTTCGGGGGCAGTCCGCCCATAATGACCTTGATCCCGCAGGCGACGGAAATCGCTTCGCGTACTTTCTCGTCGAACTGCTCTGAATGGTGGTGAGCCACGGTCATGAGGAAACCGGCCGAGGTGATCGTGGTCAACATATCCCCGATAGTCGGCGGGACAAAGAGGTGTGGTTCGTCGAGATCCACGAAATAGGTTTTGTGCTTCCCCGCGTTTTCCGTTCCGACTTGGAAAAGCTCGGCGAGGAAAAAGGAGAGTGCAGCTTTGCCGGCGGGAGCGGACAGTATCCCCGATGGGGAGGCTTTGATGAAGAGAGAAATTCCGTCGCGGTAGAGATCGGAAAGGAAAACAGGTTCGGTCGTAAGCATGCGGCGGATCGCATCGGACGTGACGAACGGGCGTAAAAACCTGCGCAAGGCTCCCGTCTTGTATTCCCAGCCTTTCGCGTCCGTCCCAGCGATCGCGCGCGCTTGGTAATCGTACTCTTCCGGCACGAGGCCGATCCAGGATTTCCGGTTCTCGTATCGAAGGAGCCGCATCGCCTCCCAAACGGGTTCTTGGGAGAGCGCAAGATGGGCGAAGAAACATTCCGCGGTTTCTTCTTCCGGGAAGCGGGATTCGAACCGCTCCCCTTCGGGAGTGACGTACGTAGCGAGCGCGGAGACGTGGGCGGAAAGGGAGCGGCCAGGTGGAACCAGAAACGGATTCCACCCAGCGCCCCAACCGTCCGAGACGTTGATAAATTTGGCAGGGTAGTCCGGGCAGGCATGGGCGATAAAAGCGACCAAGGAATCGAACGAGTCGTCCTTACCGCCCACAATTTTGATCAAGCGATTACCGGCAAGAATATTCCTCTGGTTCCAGTAAGTAAGGCACGAAGTCTTGCCTACCTGCGGCGCGCCAATCAATTCACAATGCGTAGCGTAATGAGCCCACTGCGGGTTCATGAGGCACCGCCCGTGGAAGCGATAGCGCCGCTTAGCGGTAGCGACGTAGCGAGGTATCCGACCGCTGCCAATAGGCAAATGAACGATAGAGAAATTAGGGAGGGTACCTCGCTAGGGAAGCGGCACGGGCGAACAGGCATAACCGCCGTGATAACAAGGTTTTGGGCGGTAGTCCGGCCGATTTTTTTTCGGGACTCGATTATATACATGCTTTAAACTTCGTCGGGGTGCCGGAACAGGTTGCGGATACGCGTTTCGGCGAAGTCTTTGATGTGGGAATGGAGGGATGCCCCCTTAACGTTGGAGACATCCACTCCGGCGATCTCAGCGATCTGGGTAGCGCACGCCGTTTTCGCCTTGAGATCAGTAATAATCTTTTCGGCGGGAGAGAGCTTTACTTCTGGTGTTGGCGGAACGGGGTCGAGCTTCAAGGCGATTACGATGACCCTCGGGTTGTAATCGCCCAGCCCGTTTTTTAGTAGCTCGGATTCGAGCTGCCGGTAGAGTTGCCGGCCTTCTTGCGGATCGTCGAGTTCGATAGCCCACTCGTTGGTGATCTTCTGGGCTTTGCCATGAATCTCACAATCACGGTCGCGGTAGTGGAACTCCGTGGTGACGTCCATTTGACCGCGCTGCATCCTGGAATGGAAGTCATGCCGATGGCTCTCCTTGGGATGCACGGAGCGAAGGATGTTGCCGAGCACGATCAACGCTACAGCGATGACGAGGACAACCAATAGGACGCTCATGCCGCCCTCCTTCTGGTTGTCCGCCGCTCGTACTCAGCGAAAGCAACTGATTCCGGGACTTCCAAAAAGTTGTGTTTGCCGTTGCCAGAGTTCAGCACGCCCGGCTTCGGTTTGCCATCGTGGCCGATGAACCATCGTCGGACTGTGTGATATTTCGGATGGCAAGTGGTTGGCTTGCCACTGGGGGTGAAAGGTCGTCTCGGCCCGAACCAGAGTTCGCACAGTTCGTCGAGAGAGTAATGGCGCTCGGAAGTAAGCACACTAAGCTCCTGTTAATCAGAAGCCTATTGCACGCGCGTCCAAGCATCAGCAACAGGGCTAAGGACTTATTTCAGTCCTGTGTAAACAACTTTATGAGCATTCGCCGATAAGCCAAGCGGCTCCGTGCGGGAGTAGCATCCCGATCAGCTACAGTGGCTCCATTTTATCCGAACAACCAACGGTATTACAAGCAAAATCAGCCAGACAAAAACGTGGTTTAGCACGTTTTGCAGGATGAGTTATTTTGCTTGTACCAGAGCTGGTTTCCAGGTCGTACGGATGTTTTCGGAGAGCTTCTTTTGCCGCGCACGATCCCATCCCGCGTATACGGTGGCAACCAATTGAGGGCTATTACCAAGGATCATCGCAACTTCCGTAACGGTAACTCCCTGCTCCAAAAGCGATGCCGCGAGTGTGTGGCGATAGCGATGGGGATGCGCGCCTTCCACTTCGGCGCGGGTAAAGAGCTTTGAAAGGTCATCGCGCCAATTGTTGACGGCGGTCTGCTTCTTCCCTTCCCCGGTCGCGAAGAAAAAGTCATTGCTCTTGTTGGGACATTTTTCGAGGGCTTCAACGACGTGCTCAGGCAGCGGAAGCCAAACAGGCGCACCTGTTTTTGCAGTATATAAAAATAGGTTTCCGTCTTTCAGCTTTCGGCGCTGGAGCATGACTGCGTCGGCGATTCTCAAACCACTATGACGGAGCAAGAGAACCATCGCATAGTGCCTCGGATGCTTGGATGCTTCGGCTTCGATGGCTAAGAGTTCCTCGGGCTCGAAAGGCGAAACCTGTTTCGGAGGGACTTTCGGCATCGCAAGATCGAGCGCCGGATTCTTTTTTACCCACTCCTGCCGCATAGCGTGCTTCCAGAAACTCCGCAGGCGTTCGATGTACTTTGCGCTCGTGAGCGCGGACCAGGTCCATTCGTTCCTAAACTTCTCGATGAGGGGCGTGTTGATTCCGTTCAGCGGGAGATCGGTGAACGCTGCGAGTTTGTCTAAGATGATTTCGAACTTTCGCACCGTGGCAGACGAGACGTTTTTCTTCTTGAGATGTTCGATGAAAAGTCTCTTGGCTTCGGCTACCGTGACTGACGGCTCGGCCGGCGCTTCACCGTCCTCGATCTGGCGCTTTAAGATTTCGCCGCGGGTCCAGCTCCGCGTTTTCAAACTGCGCCGGATGTACTGTCCCTCAACCGTTCCTTCGCAATGGACCGCGCACCGGCACTTCCTGAAGTAGCGGTCTTCCTTATGGGGACAGGTGGATTTGTGCCGTCGCCAAAGGATGAGCATGCCCGATTATCGCACACTCTCCAGCGCACCTTTTTGCGGATGTCCGCAATATGATGAAACTAAACAAGATACGTGGCGGAAGCTAGTGGGAGTCGAACCCACCTGCGACACGGAGTGCCCCACGCTGGTTTTGAAGACCAGGCCCAGCACCGGCCAAGACTAGCTTCCTCGGTGATTCTAGCACCTGGAACGTCTTCAGCCTGTCGCCGATGCTCCCGCTTGTGTTCCCGCCAGGCCCAAGTCCGCGGCGCGCTGTTTCATGGCTTCGATGCAGAATTCGATGTGCTGATCCAAATCCACATTCAATCCGGCTGCGCCATTCACAATGTCATCGCGGCT